TGACCACATGAAGCGACTCCTGCAAGTCGGCGGTCTTGTCTGCCTGCCCCTCGAAAAATGCTTGGGCATCGTCGCGTTGTTTCTCCGCCTCCTCCAGCTCGGCCTTGAGCTCGTCCCGCTCGCGCTCCCCCTCGGCCTTCTGGCGTGCGCCCAGGAGGCCGCAGTGTTCCGGGCCGCTCCTGGTGAACCACTGGGCGGCAAACACAGCCGCATGCTCGGCGCACAGGCGAAAGGCCACGGCGTGGCCGATGTAGAACTCATCCGTTCCTTCATTGACACACTCGCTCATCACACATGCCGAGGAGTTGACGATCTGTGCGCGGAAGTAACCGCACTGCTTGCTGAGGCCGTCAATCGCCGCCAGGGCGGCATCGACGGCGCCGAGGGAGCCGTCGCCGCGGAGCTTGCGGGTGCGGAGCTCCCGGGAGAGGCGCGAGAGGGCGTCGGCGTCCCGGATGGCGTCGGCGGTCGTGAGGCCGACACGAAGGCGCGCATCCACACATTGCCCGGCCATGCGGCGAGCGTGCTCGACGACGTCCTCAGGTTGAAGGGGGCCGCGGTTGTGCGGCGCTACGTGGTCGGCCACGAGGCTGAGGGCGAGCGCCAGATTGGCGGCGCGCGCCTGGTCAGAGTGTGCCCGATTCTCCGCCTCCTTGAGCGTCGCTATCAGACGGCGGCACTTCAGGTCCAGATAGGTCTGGCGGGCGCTTTCCTCTGCCCCGCCACGGCGGGCAAGCTTCTCTCCCGCGTCCCGCGTCGCGTCGTCACTGCCCATCGGTCACTCTCCTTTTACGTTTGACTTCTCGAACCCGGCCTTGATCGTGTCGCCGGCAAAGGCCCAGAGGGCGTCCTTGATCGTGTACCGGGCGCGGTGCGCGGCCAGGCGGCCGAGGACGTCCGCCAGGAACCGGCGCCAGTCGATCTCGCGCTCGCGCGCGGGGTCGTGGTTCAGCTTCCCCACGCTCCAGCGGTCCACGTTCGCGGCGTTCCGGTCGATCACGCGCAGCGCCTCCGCGGGGTCGATCACCGGCTCCATGGAGACCCACGTCCGGATGCCGTCGCTGTGCGCGCTCGCCAGGGCCTGCTCACGGTCGAACACACACTCGGCATGCGGCTCCCAGGCCAGCCGCTTCGTGTCCGAGGCCCAGGCGAGCGTGACGCCGAGCTCTACGTCGTAGGCGCTGAACAGGTCCGCGTCGTGGAGGGCGAACCAGGGCGCCTTCGTGAGAATCCGGACGGCGACGCCGGCTTCCCCGAGGATCCCCAGGGCCTCGCGCGTGACCACCGCGTCGCGCTCGGCCGGCTGGTACGGGTCGGACGTGAACGACAGCAGCACGGGCCCGGCGCCCGGCGCGAGCTTGGCCGCGTCCTGCGTCAGGGCCTCGATGATGCCGGGCCGCGGGCCGAGGTCGGTTGCGAACACCGTTCGCGTCTTCCGGAGGACATCGGGGGCGTAGCAGTACCTGCACCCGTGCGCGCAGCCGCGGTAGAGGTTGCAGGCCAGGGGGGCGTACTCGCGCGCGGCGCCCTTGGGGACGTAGATGGCTTGCATGTCAGACCTCCTCAATCGGGACAGCGTCCGGGAAACCGCACTCGCTGTACTTCTGAGCCAGCGAGCGAGCCGACGAGCGGTCCATGAGCACGGCGCCGCTCGGTTCCATGAGGCATTCGAGCTCGACACCATCCTGGGAGACGGGCACGACGCAGTAGTTCCCGCCGCCCACGTGCTGGACTTCGATCTTCTTCCAGGTCACGAACATGCGTCATCACCCCTCTCTTCAGCGCTCCCACGCGACGATGTCGATGCACGTCACGGGGAACGCGCCGCGGTGATCCTTCTTGGCCTCCCAATATCGGGCGCCGCAGCTGCACGGCACCTGGCGCCAGTACTCGTGGCGCGCCGGAGCGTGCTCCGAATCGACGTCCAGGTCGGAGAAGCCATGTGTGTAGCGGTCGTAGTACACCGCCGCCTGGACGCGGAACTCGGTGAGGTCCACATGGCCGCGGCAGAAGAGCGCGACGAGCTCGCCGTTCGGCTCATCGCCGTCCCAGCCCATGACCTCTTCGATGTGGCTCGTCGGCATCAGCCCCTCCATTCACACGCCGTGCAGAGGTCCGGCGTCGTCTCCGCCCCCGCCTCGCGCTCGACTCAGCTTGGACGGGGGACCTGTCCCCGCCGGGCTTTCGGCGTGAGCGGGATCCACTCGCCCTCCGCCATCTTCCAGTGATAGACGTCCCTGGGCGGCGTCGATCGCGCCCGCTTCTTCGAGCGCTTCCGCATCTTCGCCTTCCGTCGCTCGCGGCCGTTGCGCCCCATGGCTACTGATCCCCTCTTCGTCTTCGCCGCGGGCACCGCGGCGGTACTCGGCTTCCGCCTGCTCCGTCCAGAGGCGGTCGAAGGCGGCCTGGATCGAGGCCTCGCCGCCCAGCTCGGGCAGGCAATCCCAGGTAAGCTCGAGCGAGAGCCGGCCCAGGTGGAGCGCGATGTAGGCGTCGCCCCAGCCGCGGCCCCACCTGAACCCCCACTGGCGGGGCTGGTAGAGCACGAGCGAGATCGAGCAGCCGCGGAAGTGGACGTGCAGGCCGGGCAGGTCGAGGCCGAACGGGCCGCGGCCCTTGTCGGCGACGAGGATCGGGACCATGTCAGACCTCCTTCGCGTGCGGCAACAGGACGGTGACGGTCAGCTCGGTGAGCTGGTGATGGACTGAGGAGACCGACGCACGCAGCACGTTCTCGAGCGCTTCCCCAGTCTCGGCGTCGATCGGGACGACTGCCGGATTGCCGAAACCGGGACGGGGACCAGGCAAGGCGACGCGCTTGAAGTCAAGACGCATCGGGGGCTCCCTTCGCTTCACAGGCCGTGCAGAGCGTCGGGTTCTTGAGACTCCAGGAGCACGGCCCGTCCTGCCCCTGGCACGCGTGCAGGTGGTCGCACCCGCAGACGCGGCACTTGAGGAGCTCGAAGGCGGCGGGGGGGACGCCGCCGATGGCGCGACGGCGCTCTGGCGGCCCGTCCGCTACCGGGCTGAGGGAGAAGCTGCCCCGGTAGGTGTTCGCCACGTCCATGATCGAGCCTGACATGAAGCAGACCCTGCCAAACGTCTCGAGGCGCTGGACCAGGCGGACCCTGGCGCCGACCAGGTCGCGGTAGCGGAGCTTGCGGCGCAGGAGCTGCTCGGCGATGTGGCTCACGCGGCACCGTCCTCTCTGACCGTCCGCGCTCTGCCGGCCGCGCGCGCGGCCTCCTCCGTCGGCCACTTCCACTTCCGGGCGTTCATCTTCCGGCACTCGGCGCAGAGCGCGATCGCCCGGCCGTACTTCCGCGGCTCGCCCGGCGCCCGCTGCCGGGGACGCACGAGCCGCACGTCCTCGCGCGAGCGGCACAGGCGGCACGGCTCGGAGAGGCGGCTCATGCGCTTCCCTTCCGGCGCCGCTTCGCCGTCCGGCCCGTGAACGCCTCCCACCGCTCCACGATCACGTCGCAGTAGAGCGGGTCGAGCTCCATGAGGGCGGCGCGCCGGCCGAGCTGCTCGGCGGCGATGAGGGTGAACCCAGAGCCGCCGAACGGGTCCAGGACGAGTTCGCCCGGGCGCGACGAACACTTGAGGCTCCGGCGCGAGAGCTCCACCGGCTTCTCCGTCAGGTGGACCATGCTCTGCGGGTTCACCTTCCGGACCTTCCAGAAGTCCGTCGGGTTCGCGAGCTCCGGAGCGATCTCCCACACGTCCGGCAGGTTCGTGATCTCCGGGTTGAACCAGTGCGCGCCGCCCTTCCTCCAGCCGTAGAAGCACCACTCGTGGTTGCCCATGAAGTCCTTGCGCGTCAGGACCGCGTGGCACTTGTGCCAGACGACCGACTGCGAGAGGTAGAGCCCGGCCTCCTCGAGCGCCGGCGGGTAGTTCGCGCAGTTCATGTAGCCGCCCCAGATGTAGAAGGCGCCGCCGGGCCGGAGGACCCGGGCCATGTTTCCGAACCAGAGGCGCAGGAGCTCGGCGAAGTCCTCCGGGCTCAGGAAGTCGTTCAGGAGGGCGCGGTCCCGCGGGCGCATCTGCTTCTTCGCTCGCTTCGCCTTCCCGGGCGACCGGGCCAGGTCGAGCGCCTGGTGGTGCTTGTGCTTGCGGGCCGCGGCCAGGGCGTTGTTCGTCCGGGGCTCGACGTTCACGTTGTAGGGCGGGTCGGTCGCAACCAGGGCGACGTCGCCGGGCTTCACGCCGGCGGCGGCGAGGAGCCGGTCCACGTCCTTCCCGTCGGCCGAGTCCCCGCACATGAGGACGTGGTCGCCCAAGCGGAAGCAGTCGCCGCGGCGCGTCTTCGCCTTCGCCGGCGGCTCGGGGATCGCGTCGGGCTCCGTGAGGCCCGGCTTCACCTCCTCGCCGAGCGTGATCCCGAGCGACGACGCGAGCGAGGGCATGGCGAGCGCCTCGAACCCCTCCCCGTCCGCGGTGCGCAGCTCCTCGAGGATCCCCGCGAGCTCCTCGGTGAACTCGCCCTGGAGCTCCGGCGAGTTGGCCGCCACGTTCGCCGCGCGCTCGAACGCCGGCGGCCAGTCCACCTCCCGCACGGCGAACCTCGCCCCCGTCGGCGACTCGACGAACCCCGTTCGCTCCCGCGTCCGCAGCCGCTTCCCACCCGTCCCCGGGCCCGCCGGCAGCTCGACCGCGTGCGGCGTGCCGAACTCCACGGCCGAGAGGTCCAGTTCGGCCAGGCACTCGCGGCGCTGGTGACCGCAGATCACCGTGCCCGTCCGGCGGTTCACGACGAACCCCGACAGGTCCCCGTAGCGCGAGAGGGATTCCCGTAGCGCATCACGGGACGCCGGAGAGATCGTCCGCGGGTTCCAGGGCGCGGCGGCGTAGTCCGTCAGGCGGGTGCGGCGCGGGCGGCGTGAGGCTGGAGGCTTGCGGGGTTTCTGGCGCGGCATGATGAGAGCGCTCAATCCAGGTGTGCCGAGGGACGATAGAACACGGCTCGGCGGCCTCATGCGGTTGAGGTGTGCCGCCGCGGGGAGTGTTCCAGCACTCCCGGGCCGCCGGGCATTCACTGCACAGGCATGCGGGCGGGGCGGTCGGGTCACGTTCCCGAGCTGATTTGCGAAGGGGGTGCGTTTTTCCGCCGACATCCCCAGACCAGCGGCTCGTGGGGGGCCTTGGAAGGACCCGTAGGAGCCAGCCGTCGACCTGTGTGAATCCGGCGGCCGATTCGACAATGGAGGCCGTCTGCGGGGTTTCATGATCGGCCCCCCAGCTGCTCTGCGAGGGCATCCCCCACCCGGCCCATGCCCTGCCGTTGGGCGGGGGCGGGGGGCGCGAGCCGGGCCTTGACCCAGGCGACGTCGTCGTCCGCGACGCGGTACGCGTCGGGCGTGAGCCGGTGCGCCATGACCATCCACTCGCTCTCGACGTGCTTGCCGCCGTCGACCGCACGGGCGACGCCACGTGCCAGGGCCAGGGCCGTGCCTGCGTCGTTGGCCAGGGCCGTCAGGGCCGCGTCACGTGCGGCCTGCGCAGGGGCGCCCCTGGGTGGGGGCCAGCGGCCGGTGATCTCGCGCCAGAGGCGCTCCTGTGCAGACGTGGGCCGTACCGTGCCGGGGGTCGTGGGTGTGCCGTCGTGCCGGCCGTTCGCCTGTCCGTCCCGTCCAGAGCGGCCGTTGCCGTGGGCTGCACCGTCGACCACGGCAGGGCTACGACAGGGCACGGCAGGTACGGAAGGGCCGGCAGGGCTGGGACTTGTTGTCCCTGACGGCGACGGAAGGTCTACACCCTGCCGTGAAGACGTTTGTTTCGCAGCGGTACCCTTCGCGGCGGGGGGCGTCGACCGGGAAGTGGCGGCTGCGGGCGGACTTGCGGCCGGAGTGGGGGGGCTGGGGGGGGCAGATTCGGTGCAGACTTGGCGCAGATTCGGGCCCGGATTTGCGCCAACCTTGCACGGATCCTGCTCGTCTTCCGTCGTCGACTCGCTCGATTCCCAGGAAACGAGGTCCGACGTGCGCAATTCCGGGCCGTGTTCTGCGCGCCATGCCGCGTACTCCTCGCGCTCATCGCGCCAGTCGCAGCTCGCCCCGTACCAGTGCCGGACGCCGATCACGCGGACGCGGGGCGTGCCCGTGGCCGGGTCCGTGAGGATTCCGATGAGGGGGTTGGCCCGCTGGGCCATGCGCTCCAGCGTGGCCGCCGTGGCGCGGCGGTCCACCTTCGTCTTCCTGGTCCGCTGCAGCGTGATCGAGGCCACGTTGTAGGACTCGGGCAGGAACTCGCAGCGCTCGTAGAGCGCCTTGGCCTGGAGCCAGATGTAGAGCGCCTGCTCATCGTCTTCGGAGGTGGAGTATGTGAGGTGCGTCGCAATGAACTCCGTCTGGAACCGCACGACCGGGCCCCGCATGGGCGTCGCCCTCTGCTTCCTGCGTGCCATGCTCACTCCGCTGCCCTGGCCTCAAGGTCGTCGGCGATCGCGCGGAGCTCGGTTGCGGCATACGTCGCGAAGGCGCCCTTGAGGACGGCGCCGATCTCGGCGCGGAGATCCCCGACGGGCGAGGGTGGACTACTTCGCCTGGCGACGGCGCGCTTTCGTCCACCTGCCGTCGTCGACCTGGGGGCTGACAGGAGCTTCGGCTTGCGCTTCTTCGGGCTGGGTGGGCCAGCCCCCTGGCCGGGCTTCGTGGGGCCGACCTTCTTGCGCCTGGCCGTCCGGATCTCGGGCGTCGCGTAGCACCTGTAACAGAGCCCCAGCCCCCTGGCGGCTTGCGCGGTCGAGTGGTCCGCGTCCGGAACCTGGGCCATCCCGCAGTGAACGCACGTCGGCCGTTCCGTCTCCTTGCCTGCCACGTCGACCTCCTTTCGTGGGGTGTGCGGTTCGGTGAGCGATTCGCTCAGCCTGTCCGGCTTGTCAAAGCACGCAAAACAGACGCCGAGCGCCCTGCAGGTCTCGGCCGTCGTGCTGCCCTCCTCGGGGACCAGGGCCTTCTTGCACCGCCAGCACAGCTCGCGGCCCTCCGGCACGCCCGGGCGCTCGGCCTCCTCGGGCTCGAGGCGCGCGAGCTCGTGCCCGCGCGGGACCTCGGCGGTGCGGATGACTGGCGAGTCGCGCACGGCTCAGTCCTCACAACCCGCCCGCATGGAACGAGCGATGATCTGGTCAACCTGGAGAGGGGTCAGGCCCAGGCGCTTGTTCAGGCGTCTCACGATTCCCTTTCGCCGCCTCTTCGGCGATGAGTCATACTCGCGCAAGGGCTTGTAGCCGTCCTCGACCACCAGGAGGATGCGGCCCTTGTCCTCGCCGGGCCCAAGGCCAACCATGTAGGCACACTCCATCTGTCACCGTCCTTTCTTCGTGCTCTTCTTCCCGCGCTTCGCCGTGCCGGCCTTCTTCGAGGCGTTCGCCTCCAACACTGCGCAGTCTGCGCAGTCTTTCTCACCGTCACAGTCGGCGCACCCCGCAGCTTTGGGATGCAGGTACGTCCCCGGGTCGCGCTTCTTCGACGTGGAGAGGGCCTCGGCCTCCTTCAGCGCCTGGAAGTCGTCGCTGGCCGCGAGCAGGCAGCGCAGGTTCTCGATCGGCTCGGCGCAGTCGGCGCAGCCGTTCTCGCCCACGCAGTCACCGCAGTCCTCGGGCTCCGTCGGCTCCTGTGGCTTCGCCTTCTTCGTCTTGCCCTTCGTCTTGGCGCCCTTGGCGGTCGCCGTCTTCGGCGTCCCGTCCTCCGCCAGCTTCGCCCATGACTTGGGCTCGGGGAGCTCGCGCGCGGCCTTCTCGACCAGGTCGTCGAAGCTGGGGCACTTGTCGCCCAGGCCCAGGAACTCGGCGACGTCGCGCGCAGACAGGAGATCGTTGCATGGGATGTTCAGCTTCACGGCCCCCCAAAGCTCCTCCCACACGTGTTCCCACTCGTCTCCTTCGGACTGCTTGAACTCCGTGAACGTCCCGCCCATCGGCTCCGTGCCGAACGTCGCCACGAGACGGAGGAGCACGGTCTCGACATCGGTATCGTCGATCTGGAGTTCTGCGAAGCCGAAGCACTCCAATGCCTTCTGCACCTCGTCGATCACCCACGCATCCCGCCGCTCCTGCAGCTTCTTCCGCCGCTCCTTGAGCGGCGTCGGGCCCTGCTTCCTCGAGGCCGAGACGGCGCCCCCATGCGACGACGACTTCACCCACGTCACGCCGCCGGCGGAGAGACCATCGACCAGGACCGCCGGGCGCGCGCCCTTGTCCGTCTTCTTGCAGCGCTTCACGTCGTAGTGATTCACGGAGGTCGGATAGGCGTCGCGGCTGGAGTAGTCCTCGCGGACGAGGACCGGCTCCTTGCCGTGCTCCGCCTTCAGCTCCGCGGCCTTGGCCTTGATGCAGGCCGTCGTCTTCTTCTCCCAGCAGCCGGCGTCGAGGCAGACGTCGGCCTTCGACGCCTTCGGGTCGGCCATGTCCGTGTCGGCCAGGCCGTCCCACAGGAGCGGCTGCTGCCCGGCGCGGCGCTTGCACTCGGAGCATGCGCCCGCCTTCGGGACGAGCGTCGCGTCGTCGAGCCCCCATCGGGCGCGCTTGAGTTCGCACGTCACGTTGCCGATGGCCTTGTCGAGGTCCTTCGGGTCGGGCGCCGGCGTCTTGAGGTCGCGGCCCCGCCAGCTCTGCGACCAGTCCTTGAAGAGGCGGTCCTGCAGGTCCTCGGGGAGGCGGGCGATCCTCTCGAGCGCCGCAGCGGGCCAGAGGCCGAATGCGCAGTCGCGCGCCGAGGCGGCGTTGAGCCACTTGGCCGAGAGGCCGGTGAGCGACGCCCGCCGCTGCACCCACCGCTGCGTCCGCCCGAGCAGCTTCGCGATCTCGGCCGTCGTCGTGCCGGCGTCCAGGAGCGCCCGCACCTGGCCCGCCTCCTCGAGCGGCGTGAGGTCCGAGCGGTGCGTGTTCTCCGTGAGCTGGTAGGCGGCGGCCTCGGCGTCGGACATCTCGCGGACGATCGCGGCGATGGTGCCGCGGCCGGCGGCCTTCGAGGCGAGCAAGCGCCTCTCGCCGGCGACGAGCTCGAAGCGGTCGCCGACGCCCTGGCGGACGAGGATCGGCTGGATCACGCCGCGTGTCGCCCTGATGCTCTCGACGAGCTCCAGGAACTCGGGCGCCTTCTGGTCGATGTGCGCGCGGTTCGGACGGTCGGAGATCTCGACGCGGTCGATATCCACGTGCTGATGGCAACCCCACTGGTACTCGGCGTTGCCCGGCCCGCCGCCGCGGTTCGGGAGCCCGTGGACGTACTTCTCGACCTCGCTCTCCTTGTGCTTCCGCTTCCTCGCCATGCCAGCCTCCCTTTCGTGCGGTCCGGCCACCGCCGTGGCCTCAGATTCTCATATACCAGGGCTCCTCTTCGAGCGGCCTGGTGCGGACCTTCCTCTTCGTCTGCGAAGGGGCGGGCCGGGAGGAGGCATGAACGGAAGGGGGTGAGTCTTCCTCCGCACCGTCACTCCCGGCCATGGCCAGGGGGGTCTCAAGCCCCGGCTGCCCCGTCGCGTCTTCCTGCCTGAGTCGCGCGGCGACGTCGGCCAGGCCCGCGTGCTCGATTGCCTCGGTCGCCTCCACCACGCCGCGATCCTCCTCGGCCATGCGGTCGCGGAGCCAGGCGAGCTGGCCTGGGTTGACGCGCGTGCGTGGGGACGGCGACGCCGGCGCCCCGGAATCCATGTCTGCGGCTGGGGCCGTGGGGACCACCCCCACGAGCCGGTAGACGTGGACACTCCGCCCGAGGCGCCGGGCTATCCGATGGACGATGTTGTGGCCGCCGTACTCCGGCCGGCGCAGCTCGTAGATGCGTTGGGCCAGAGCTTCGAGGTCGATGCCGCGCTCCCGGAGGCGCGCCTTGAGGTCCCGGACGCTGAACTCGCCGCCGCCATGGAGCATCTCCAGGACGGCCGCGCGAGCCTTCGCCGTGCGGGTGTGCGTCGCCATCCGCTACCCCTCGTGAACGTCCGCCCCGTCGGCGAGGCGCGTCTGCTCGGAGACCGGCGCCTCGGACGCCGCGCCGATCGCGGCGAGGAGCGCCTGGTCGAGCGCACCCATGCGCTTGAGCGCCGACTCCGCGCGCTTCTTCGCGTCGGCCAGGGCCTGGGCCAGGTCCTCGGAGCCGGAGACGTCCTCCGAGTAGTCCAGGATGTCGCCGCCGAGCGACCCGAGCGCGCCCCTGATCCCGGCGAGCTGCGCCCGCATCCGCCCCAGAGGCGTCTGCTCCGGCTCGCCGTCCCTCTGCGCCGCCTTCTTCTTCGCCACGTGTCCCCGTCCTTTCCCCATCGCGTCGATCTCCACGTCCACGCACGCCATGCAGATACCCGGCTCGCCGGGCAGGTTCCATATCTGCCCCGGCTTGCCACACCGCCGGCAGCGGCCCTCGCGGACCTCGATGTTCAAGCCGCCCGTCACGTCTGCCGCCTCCTGTCGGCCAGCCCAGCGGCGCGGCACGCTGACCAGGCGATTACGATCGTGACGACGGCCGCGACGCCGGCGGCGATCCCGAACCAGAGCCATGCGCTCATACCGCCGCCTCCTTCGCCTTCAGCGCCCGCAGCGCCGCCGCGACGCGCGTCTCGACCAGCGTCTCCAGGTGCGCGGGCGCCACGAGCGACATGATCCGCCCCGCCAGGTGGCCGGGCTGGATCGTCGGGTAGGGCTCCAGGTTGGGCGGGTGCACGTGCGGTATCCCGGCGACCTGCGAGACCAGGACCTCGATGACGGCACCGCGGGAGTCGTTCCACGACGGCAGCAGCGCGTGGCAGTCGCTATCGAGGAGCTCGGCCAGGCAGTGCAGCATGTACTCCTCCCACGTCAGGTCCGGATGCTCGCGCGCGAGCTCGGCCGGGTTCACGATCTCGGCCTTCGGGTGGAGCGCGTGGATGTCGAGCGCCGCGGCGTCGAGCGCAGCCAGGTTCGCGATCTGGACGTCCGGGTCGTCGTCCGAGATCGCACCGCTCAGGCAGACTCGCATTTATCGCGTCCCTTCGGGTCGTGCCATCCCCGCCAGCGACGGAGACCGCGCTGGCACGCCGTAGTCGCCGCGGCCGCGGTCGCGGATCTCCGCCAGCTTCGATCGGTTCCAGTTGTTCAGGTTGGAGAAGTAGCCGACGATGCGCGTCACGTAGGTCAGGACCTCGGGCTCGCGCGCACCCGTGAGGACGGACAGGAGCTCGTCCCAGCCGATCTCGCCGCCGAGGACCGCGGCGATCGGGACCGCGAACGCGCGGCGCGTGGGGACGTGGAGCACGCGGACCTCGTCGCGCTCCATGTCGCACGGCAGCCACTCGAGGTCGGGGTGGTCGTGGACGGCGTTCCAGAGGTCCATGCCCGTCATTGCGTCCCCCCCCCGATCCCCTCCGCCGGCTGCCGGATCCCGATCTCGCCGACCAGGCCGGCGAGCTCCGACTGGTACTCCTCGAGGACCTGCGAGAGCGCCCGCGCCGTCGCGCACGCCGACGAGGCGCCCTTGAGGTACGTCAGCGACGCGAGCAGCCGGTCCTCCGCCGACCCGAGCCGGACGATCCGCATGATGCACTCGTCCCAGCGGTCGGCGGTCTGTGTCGCGTCGCTCATGCCCCCACCCCGTTCCGCGCCGCAGCCGCCGGCCTGAGGTCCGGCGCCCACACCATGAACCTGTAGAGCTTGCGGCCCTCGGCTGGTCCTGACACGTAGCGCACGGTGATCCCGTCGCGGACCGTGACGTCCGTCTGCCGGGCGTCCGGCCTGTCGAGCCAGGCCTTCCGGCACTCGGCCAGGAAGCGGCCGTGGCTCACGCAGAGCGACGTCGCCGCCTTCGCGGCCGAGACCCACGAGCCCGAGTCGTCGATCGCGCGGCAGACCACGCTCCTGAGCTGGCCGATCTCGCGGCGGATGGCGGAGAGCTCGTCCAGGAGAATGGCGGTGTCGGTCATGACTGCCTCTCAGTCTTTGTCCGGCCGCATGCGCACGAACTGTGCGGAGACCAGCTTGCCGGTCTTCGTGAGTTCCTGCGCCGTCACCTCGACCATGCAGCCGAGGTACTTGTGCCGCTCGCCCCATAGCTTCGAGCGCACCCAGTCCTCGAAGCCACAGACCTTGAACTCCGCACCGTCCAGCTCCACGACCAGCGCGCCGAGCGTGCCGGCGAGCCGGCCCTTGCCCTCAGTCATGCCGACGATCGTGCAGTCGTACGTGTGGACAGGCTTGAGCTTGATCCAGGCGTCCTTCTGGCCGTACGGCGCGTCGAGGTCCTTGACCACCACGCCCTCGTAGCCCTGGGCCAGGCACTCCTTGAGGTAGGCGTTGACCTGCGCGCGGTTGCCGACCGGGCGGCCTGGCATGAGCTTCACGGGCGGCCTCTCGCGCAGCTCTGAGAGCCACTCCAGGCGGCGGGAGAGCTCCCGACAGTCGTGGACTTCGCGGCCCGCGAGGTGGACGGCGTCGAAGACGTGAAAAACCACGGCCGAATCGTCCGCGAGGTTCACCGTCCGCATCGCGACTGACACCGTGTGGTGCTCGTCGATGCCGAAGGCTTCACCGTCGAGGACGAGGTTCCGTATCCCCAGGCCGGCGAGCTCCGCCGCGATGGTCGGCAGGCCGAGGACCGGCCGGCCCGTGCTGGTCTCGAGGCGCACCCGCCCCTTGCCGTCGAAGATGGCGACCAGGCGCATGCCCTTGATCTTGGGCTGTGCGAGGGCGGGGTAGCGGATGCGGCCGGCATCCGTGCCGACGCGCGCGGCCTCGAACTCCGGCGCGGACGGCGCCGCGGCGGGCGCCGGCTTCGGCGGTTTCGGCCCCCCTCGACGAGGCTCGGGGCAGGCGAGGCCCATGATCCCGTCCAGCAGTCTGCCGAGGATCGTCATGCCGTCACCGCCTTCCACGCGGAACGGATCGGCCGGAGGGCGGCGGCGTCGCGTGGGGTGCTGACCTCCGCACGCCCTCCGGCCTTGAAAGGGAAAGACCGCGAAACGCGGGGACCACCCCCGCGGAGTCGCCGGGAAAAGCTCTTGTGGCCGCGTGACCCGACCGATACACTATGTGTGGAAATAGACGGCCCCGGACGCGTCGGGGCCGTGAGCGCTCGTGCCCCCCGGAGGTGGAGCTCCGAGGGGCTGTCGCCGAGCGGAGGCCGGGGAGCGACCGCTGCAGCGAACGTTCGTTGTGCCTCGTGATCCCCGGCCCGGCTGAATGCCTCGCTCATGAATGGGCGCCTCCACGCGCCTGTGAGGGGGTGTCCGTGCCCAAACGAAAGAGCCCCAAGACCACCCGACCTCGACGGGGGGATAGTACTCCACGTAACGTGCCGTTGTCAAGCGAAAAGTCCACGCAAAGTGAAGACGACGTGCACTACACCATCGGCTCGATTCTTGGCCGTCTACGCAAGGAAGCGGGCTTGACCCAGCGAGACTTGGGCGTGCATGTTGCCGTGGGGCCAACTGCCGTCTCAGCCTGGGAGGACGGACGGAACGAACCTGCCTGCAACAATCTGGTGGTCTTGGCCAGGGCACTCGGGACTACAGCACATGAGATCGTCGCCGAATTCGGGGACGAGCCGATCAGGTATCCGTCTCGCATGCACGCCTGGGTCGACCAGCTCGAAGCGCTCGCCGCCGAGGCGCGCGGGATCGTCGGAGAGCGTGGGGCAGCGGCCGACGCCGGCGCCGGAGAAGGCGCCGTTCGGGAGACTGCACCGGAGGCGGGGCAGTACGCGCCCCTCCGTGGTGCATCTATGGCGTCGGAGGATCGAGAGGCGTTCCGCCCTGCCCCCCAGGCCCTGACCGACGGACAATCCGCAGTGATGGGCCTGCTCGCCGGGACCGTGAACATCGTCGGCGGGGTCTGTCACAGGGCCCTGGGCGATCCAGAATACGCAGCGCGGGTCGCTGCGCAGCTTCCAGAATTCGCCCGAGTCTTGCAAGAGCTTCGTAGAGCCTGACCAGGTTGTCCACCGGCACCCCCTTTCGGTTGCGGTGGACGCTAGGTTCGCAACCGCTGCGCCGCTCGCCCGCAGGGCCGGCGTTCTTGGACGGGCGGATGGCAGGTTCTTGCCACCGGGCCAGGGGGCCCATCACGCTCGAAGCCGTGAACGTCGCCCAGGGCGAGTCGATGGCCGTGCCGATCGACGAGATCGAGTCGATTCACCGGGTCGTGGGTGTGAGGTTTATTGTGGATTGAAGGGGGCTGGGATCAAATGGCACTGCCAGACAGGCTGAAGGAAGAGGAACTGGCCGAGCACGGCTTCGAGATCGTCGAGCCCGGCAAGGCGAAGCACCGCCAGTGGAATTCGTACCGCTACAAGTGTTCCAGTTGTGGCATCTGGGACATGCAGAGAATCTCAGGCGGGGCCACGGGCGACAACCTCTGCAGGAAGTGCCGGAAGCGGGAGGCCCATCGCTTCCCGTCGATCTGACGGGTACCCCGTCCTCGGCGTGGTCTTGAAGCCGAGGAAGTCGCGCCGCCACCCCGGCGACGCCCGCGACGCGCGGCGCGGGGACCGGGCGGGGGAGGGCGAGCAGGAAGGGCCAGGGCACGAATGGATTCCAATGCACACCACCTCAAACTAGGAACGCTCGTCGCAAATCTCCATTCGCTGGAAACGCTGCTTCGCGTGTTCCTCGCCGAGCACAACAAGGAGTGCGAGCCAGTGGTCAACTTCGATTCCTTGGCCGTAGGCCATTGCGTCCGTGTCAACTCGCTCACGAACTACGACACGCTTGGCAAGTTGGTCGACAAGTACAACGAGGCGGTCAAGAGCAAGTGTTCTGAGGATGCCCTTGGCTCCACGGTGGTCCACCTGCGGGATATGATCGCGCATGGCCGAGTCCTGGGAAGATCGCCTTCCCTCCCCTACACGCTGTACAAGTTCGGGCATCCGGCGGACGACAGAGTTCTTGTCGTTGCCAGTGAGACGATGGACGAATGCTGGTTCAAGGCGAAGATCGACTTCGTGTTCAGGGAAATCAGGAAGGTCGCAGACGCGGCCAAGACCATGGGCTTCAGCAATATCTCGTGGGACTGACCCATGCCCGACACCAACATCCCCGTCACCTGCCCGCACTGCGACGCGGCGTTCACCGCGCCGGCCGACGTCGCCGGCCTTCCGATCACGTGCCCGATCTGCGAGAAGCGCTTCACGGCGCCGGCGGCGCCTCCGCGATGGACAGTGGCTTGGCCGTCTCCCGGCTTCCTTGCTTGCGTGCTCGGCCTCATCCTCGCTCTCCTCATCTCCGCGGCTGTCTTCTGGGTGCGTCATGCCAACACCCAGCTGGCGCCCCGCGAGCCGGAAGTCCCTCTCGCACCGGCAAGCACAGTGTTGCCTGCATCACGGCTGGATGCGCCGCCGGCGTCAGCCGCCCCTGAGCCGACACCTGCTGAGCGGGACACAATCCTCAGGGCCTATCTGGACGCGGCTGCGCGCAGCCTCGCCAAGAAGTACGTGGAGACCGAAGATGAGATCAAGCGGATCACGCTGCGCCAAGTGACCGACGCACGTCAGGCCGGCCTCGACATCGCCTGGCCAGACCTTGTCGTCCGCATGGACCGTCTCTCCTGGTCCTATGCCCCCCCCCAGCACTATGATGAGTTCCTCACCACGTTCATTTCCCTTCGCCAAGATGGGGCGTCAGACGCGGAGGCCGAGCAAACCATGGTGCTGGTCCTCGCGGGGCTGGACGAGGTGTGGGCCCCGCGCTCCGTCCACAAGGAGGTGAGCATCACGGCCCTGTGGCGCGAGTTCCGGGACAACCAGATCGCAGCCGCTGAGGCTTGGTTTTGGCAAAGGATCCAGTTCGAGCGCCGGATCCGCTCGATCGACAAGGCGCTTGACGGCACAATCCTCGTGCAGTTCGGAAACACCCTGCAGGCGCACGTGACATGCTACGTCGCGGCTGACCGCAAGGCCGATGTGCTCAAGCTGAAGCGGCGCGGCAAGACGTACGTGGAGGCTCGCGTGCTGGGATACAACCAGTACGAGGGCGTCATCCTCGGCCAGTGCTACCTTGAGCCCCTCCGAGACGACGAGTCGATTCTCACACCGGCCGACGCGCCGCCGGAAGGGTGACACCATGCCCCTTCCCTCCCGCCGCGGCATCTACTTCCTCGAGGCCCGCCCCGAGAACGAGGGCGGGCTCTACATCTGGGTCCGTCACCGCGGCCCGGGCGACGCCCGCAAGCGCAAGGTCGGCCGCAGCCTCGAGCCGTACTTCAAGCGCCGCGGCTGGAGCCTCGGCCGTCACCTGAACGACGCCCGCTGCATGCAGATCGTCGAGGAGCTCCGCCGCGAGATCGACGGCGCCGCCGCGACGCCCGAGGGCGAGCGTGGCCCGCCGCTGCTCGGCCTCGTGGACGAGTACGCCGCCTGGCTCACCGGCCACGGCCGCAGCGCCCAGCACGTCCACCGGACCAGGCGCCGGCTGCGGGCCGTGCTCGGGCGGTCGGCGCGGCAGAGAGAGACGCCGCCGCTCGCCTGGTCGACCGCGCAGGACCTCGGCCGGCGCGAGCTCGACGCCTACCTCGTCGCCAGGCGCAACGCCGGCCGCGGCGCGAACGACTGCAACCATGACCTCCGGGCCTGGCATGCCTTCGCGGCCTGGATCGTCGAGCGCGGCGACCTCGCGGCCAACCCGCTCGCCGGCCTCCACCACTTCAAGCAACCCGAGACGCCCCCGAAGGTCCTCTCGCCCACCGACCTCGAGGAGCTGCTCAAGCAGTGCCGGCGGAAGCCGCGGATCGAGACCGACGAGAAGACCGGCCTCAAGTACCCCGTGGCCGGCGCCCCCCCCTGGCTCGAGCCGGCCGTCATGCTCCTGGCTCACACCGGGATGCGACCCGTCGAGCTCGCGCGGCTCACGTGGGACCACGTTGACCTCGCGGCGAAGCGGCTCACCGTCCTCCGCAAGGGCGGCGAGCAGTGGGCCGTGCCGATCGCGAAGCCGCTCGCCAGGTACCTGGCGCGGACGTCGAAGCAGCGGCGGTCGGGCAAGGTCGTGCCGGGGTTCCCCTACAATGAATTGCGCACGACGCCCGGCACCTACTTCGGCGCCGTCCGGACGGCGGCCGAGGACGCGGGCCTCGAGGGCGTGACGCTCTACTGGCTGCGCCACTCGGTCGCGCAGCACCTGGCCGACACGGGCGAGTCCGAGTCGCGGCTGCAGGCGATGATGGGCTGGAAGTCGGGGCAGATGGCGCGGCGGTACATCAAGCTCTCGAAGATCCGGCTGGCCGGCATGGCGGACAAGCTACCGTGGTGCACTCCGGCTGCAGGAAACGGCAACAAACGGGCCTCTCGGGGGTGAAAAGCCTGTGCGGCCACGAATTTGCGGGCGGATCGTGGCAACAAGTGGGACTCATAATCCCAAGGTTCCCGGTTCGAATCCGGGCGGGCCCACCAGCGTAATCCCGCGAGAATCGGCGAACCGGCCTGTTGGACGCCCTCCAATGGCAGATATGCCCTGCCAGCGGGGAGGGTTGGGATTCCCCGGGAATGCCCGTCCGAGCCGAAAACGGCAACAGAACGGCAACAAATCGCGGGGCCGAAAGAGGACCCCGCGGGGTGCGGCGGCACCCCGCGGGGCGGGAGGCGGCCGCTGGCGAGGCGGCCGTGGGAGACGGGTCAGGCGGTGCGAGGGGCCTCGACGGCCGCGAGCTTGCGGCGGGCGTGCTTGCGGCGGGCCGGCAGGCGGCCCTCCATGATCTCGCCGAAGGCCTTCGCCTTCAGGCCACCGTTGCCGGCGGCCGCCTTCATTTCCTCGACCGCGTCGTGGAGGTCGTCGGCGGCGGCGCGCTCTTCGTCGCGTTCGCGCTCGAGCCGTCGTCGCTCTTCCTCGCGTTCACGCTTCGCGGAGGCGAGCTTGCGCCGGACCATCTCAAGGACGGTGCCGGCCAGGCCGCCGCCGGTGATGAGCGTGGCCAGCTTGCCGCCGCCCGACCCGCCTGGCATGCCTGGCACTGGAAGCGGTGGCACGAACGACATGACCAGGTTCTTGAGCTCGGCCGCGCCCTGGTAGAGCGATATCCCGACGTCCTCGTCGCTGGCGAGGAGCTCGCGCGGCTTCGCCGGCGCGCCGTGGTCCGTCGCGGCGACCAGGTTCCAGCCCTCGACCTTCTCCGCGCTGTCTGAGATATCCTTCACGACTGGCGCGAGCGCCTCGGCGACGGGTGCGAACTCCGGCGGGGCCGCGGCGAGCTTCGTCTGGAGGACGGCGACCCGCTGGCGGATGATGCGGGCGTGGCGGACGCTGCAGTCGGCGGCCTCGCGCCGGCCCTCCGTCAGCGCGCAGCCGGCGATGGCGAATACCGCCAGAGCGAAACAGAATGATGCACCTGTCGGGTTCATCGTTGCTCTCCTCAGTCCAGCAGCTTCTCGACCAGCCGGTCGAGCTTCTTGTCCACCTTCTCGACGCCCGCGCCCAAGGCCTTGAGCTCGGCGGCCGTAGAGGCCAGCGCCTTGCCCTGCTCGGTTATCATGTCCCACTGGCGCTGGTCGGAGACCCAGACCTGGCGGCGGTCCTCCTCAAGGTTCGAGAGGCGCTCGCAGTTCGTGCCGACGCGCTCCGCGTTGCGCGCGATGCGGTCCGTGTGGTCCGGGCACGGGGACGACGGCAGGTCGATGGCCGGCGGGAGCGGTGCGGGTGCGGCCTTGCCGTTGCCGTTGGCGCGGAACGCGAGCGCGCTGCGGATGCCGCCGTAGCTGACGGCGACCAGGCCGAGCGTCGCGGCGGCCGTCGTGGCGACCTGCGTCCAGTCGATCGCGGCGAGCATGGGTGTACTCCTATCAGGGGTGCGTCACTGTCGCGACGTCGGAGCCGATGACGGCCGGCGTCACTCCGTCCACGACCGCGTCGAATGTCAACGGCAGGCCGTTGTCGCCGGCGACGAGCTCGAGCCAGATGATGCGGCATATGCCATGGGATGAGCCGGTCACCGGATTGGGCCACGGTGCAATTGTGTACTGCACGGCGTTGGCGTAGGCGTCGCCGGGTGCCTTCTTCAGACGGATGATCCTCTCGGCTTCCGTCCCCTTTGAGATCGTGGCGGTGACAGTCAGGGTGAAGCCATCAAGCATGTTCGTGGCCGTTGTCGATATCTTGACCTGGAAGGGGTAGGCGCAGGCGATGTTGACCGTGGCCGAGCTCGGCGCTCCGACGCTGTAGCCGGCGCCGGCGGAGAGCGCCACGATCACCGACTCCGTGCCTTCGTTGTAACCGTCCTCGATCGGCGTGACGGTGATGTCCGCGCTCGCCTCCCCGTCCGGGATCACCACGGTCGTGCCGAGGGTTCCGAAGTCAGTGCCCTCGTTTGCAGTTCCCCCGACCACGAAGTTGACGGTCAGGTCCCCCGCCACGCCGCCGGCCCGGGTGACGGTGAAGGTGCCGGTCTCTGGCCCGATCTCCGAGGCGTTGGGTTGCGTCGCTACGATCGTCACCACGATTGCCATATCAGTAGTCCGGTCCCATCGTTGCCGGCGCGTCCACCGCGAGAGTGTAGGTGAGTGGCAGCGGGTCGCTGTAGCTGTTCCCGTATTTGGCCCAGACCCGATAGAGCCAGTCGCCGGCGGCGACGTCGGTGTCGGTGAACTCGTAAGCCGTGCCGCTGTAGACTTCCTCGGCGGAGGGATCCCGCGGGCTCTCAGGAAACGTGCCGTGCCGGCGCATGACAAGGACGCCTGTGCAGCGGCGGTATGGGGCGAGGTGGCAGTACCACTTGATCTTGCCGTCGAGGCCAGAGAGAGAGCCGGGGCTGGTCGGCCACGTCGGCTCCGTGGCCCCGGTCACGTACGGGCCGAGGCCCCAGCGCTTGGCCTCGTAGCAGAGCCCGTTCGGCGTCGTCGGCTGGACGTAGTCGTAAGTGGCCTTGGCCGTGGCCGGTGTCCACGCGATGATGTCCAGCAGTTTGCCGGTGACGAGGACGTTGTTGGGGTAGCGCCAGAAGAGCGCGACTTCGGTCCGGCCGACGTTGTAGGCGCAGCTGAGCGAGGCCAACGGCATCCGCCGGAAGTTGACGCCGGCCCCCACGCGAACCACGTTCGCGCCGCGCACGCCGCCGATCGGCCTGACGATCTGGCTCATCTGGCGTACCCCGTCATTACCGTCGTGGTCCGCTTCTGGAAGTCGTAGTGCACGCCCGAGATCGGCGCGCCGACGTCCTGCACGTCGTCGCCGTCGCCGATGAAGCTGAGGATGTGGCCGACGATCCCGGAGTAGTCCTCGAGCCGCCTCCAGGTGACGCGCGCGGCGACGCGCTCCGCGAGGTAGCGCGCCTTCGCGCCGGCGGCGACCAGGGCGAGGTCGTCGGAATCGTCGCGCAGGACGACGGCCTCGGACGGCGACCACTGGAAGTCGCCGTTCGCGGCGACACCGACGACCGTCTCGGCGTCGAGGTACCAGTACTCCGCGCCGGGCACCTCGATCACCATCTCGGAGCCGTCGCCGGCGGCGGCCGGGCCGGTGATCGCGCAGCTCACACGGATGCGCTTGTCCGCCGGCGCGGCGAGCGTCACGACAAGCAGCTCCCAGTCCACGGCGCCGTCGTAGTCGGGGAGGAAGTCGGATTTTGCTGGGGCGACGCCGTCGGTCCAGTGGTTCGCCGCCAGGGCGTGGTTCGGCGACGCCTTGACCCGGACGCCCAGGGCGTGCTTCAGCGCCTCGACCGACATATTCTTGAGCATCATGCCGGCCGCCTCGGAGACCTCGCCGATCTTGTCCACGGGGACCGGCCGCCCGGTCTCGGGCTCGTAGCCGATCACCAGCGGCGGGCGGAGGTCGTCGGGGTGGCCGTCGTGGCCGGCGGGCGCGGCCGGCGAGGCGCCGGTGTAGTCCCAGCCCTCCTTCATCAGGCAGTGCGGGAGCGTCTCGCGGTTCGCGTCGAGCGCGGTCGGGTACGAGCCGAAGAACGGCGTCAGGTCCAGCTCGTCGTCGGCGACAAACGTCTGGAAGACGTCGCGGAAGGCGTCGTCGGCGCGCGCCGCGTCATGCTCCTCGGGCTTGTCCTCGGGCGTCCCGGTGCCCGCCTTGTAGGCCGCCTCCTGCGCAGCGCTCCAGCCGGGCACGAGCCAGCCGATGGCCGGCATGGTGTAGAGCGTGAACGCGACCTTCACGCGCTCGCCGATCACGGTGATGCGGTCGTACCTCTGGGCGTCGGAGATCTCGAGCTCGCAGTCGATGATGTCGGGGTCCGACCCCTGCGAGATCGAGACGCGGTTCGGGTTGACCGGGAACGTCGCGTCGTCGAACGTCTCGGCCTGCCCGGCCAGGGAGTGGAAAACCAGGGCGAAGCCGGCCGCCGTCGGCTGGCAGACGTAGTCCATGCCGGGGGGCATCACGGCGCGGATGATGTCCGAGGCCCACATGGACGCCGACAGCGGCGCGTATGGGATGTGTCCCTGGAGGATGTCCGTCTGGCCGGCGATGGACCAGGCCGGGCCGACGAGAGCCCCGAAGGGCTCGTCGTACTGCTGGACGAACCGCTTGAGCAGGTAGTCGATGTACTGGTAGGCGTTCCACGGGTCGTCGGTCGCGCCGTATACGCAGGAGTCAACCGGCGGCGGGAGGCTCGGCCCCCGGTTCCCGCGGAGGATCCCGTCCGGGCCGCGGAGGTTCACGTCGGGCAGGACCTCGACGAGCGTGGCAGCCGATCCCCAGTAGGACTGATAGACGCGCTTCTTCTCGAGTATCCTGACCGGCGAGACGGCGACCCAGCGCTGCAGGCCCATCGGGCCCTGGGCCGAGCCCTCCATCCTGCGCTTCTCGCTCTCGATGCGGCCGATCCAGACCGTCTGCATCCCCTGGGCGCCGGCGAGGCGGACCCGGCACCACTTGCCGCGGTGGTCCGCCGGCGTGCGCGCGCCCCAGGTGGTCCCGTCCTCGTCCTTGACCTTCGGGCCGTACTTCCGGACGAGCGACATGTCCGAGCCGCCGCTCGATGCGAGCGACCAGTCGGCCGTGACGGGGACGAGCTCGTTGTCGGTCGACCAGGCGTCGGACCAGGCCGCCTTCGTCTGGAGGACCGGCACGGCCTCCACGCGGGGGAGGGACTCTGTGCCGGGGCCGATGGCCGTTACAGACACGGCAACCCCCTTACCGCCAAGACGCCAAGGACGCCAAGACGACCACGGCGCACTTCCGGGGTACGGCCACGACGTCCCCTGCCTCCGCCGTGCTTGGCGCTCTTGGCGCCTTGGCGGTGAGAGCCGTTTGTCCGTGGCGTCTTGTCTCTCACAGGTCCTCCGGGAGCCGCCCGGCCCACGCGCGGGCGACGTCGGGGGCGGCCGGGCCCACGGCGTCGGCGATCGCCGTGAGGACCTCCGAGCCCTCCGAGTAGTTCCAGCTCCCGTCGTCGCGGCGCGTCTGGATGCGCACCTTGACCGTCGTGCCGTCGGCCTGGCCGGGGAGGTCGTAGACGAGCCGGGCGTGGCCACTGCAGACGAACGACATGGCCTCGGTGACGTCCGGCGTGTCAGTCGGCGGCGCTGCGCCGTTCACGGTGTAGGCGATGGCCCACTCGTCGGCGGCCATCGAGCCGGCGCCGCCGGCGGAGTCGTCGGCGTAGGGGTTGTACTGCGCGATCACGCGCACGACGCCCGAGGGCTGCAGGACGAGCTCCGCGAGGTAGGGCCCCTGCGGGGAGCTGAGCACCTCGGCACCACCCGAGACCGTGAGGACCAGGTACGGCTCGCCGTTCGGGCCCACGGGGCGGAAGCCCGACTCGAGGACGCCGTTGAAGTAGGCCATGCTGAAGTAGTGAACGCCGTCGCCGAGAACGATGTTCGGCGTGAAGGGCTCCGCCGACGACGACGCCCAGAGGTCGCCGGGGACAGCTTCGGGCGGCGAGCCGACGGCGTGATACACCCGCCAGCCGTAGGGCTCGGCGCCGGCGCCGGGGAGGTAATTGAAGATGCGATACAGGCCGCGGAGCTCCTGATAGTGACTGGCGAAGGGCGACCGGTGCGTGCCTGTTACCTTGCTCTGTCTCCTCGGCGGAAGGCGGCGGCCGGCGAACACACTGCTGCCCAGGAATAGCGGGGGCCGGCAGCTTGGCCCGCCGAGCGTCTCAGGGCCGGGCCCGATGATTTGGCTGCGGCGGCGCGGAGGCAGGCGACAGCCGGCAAAGAGACGACTGCCCGAGAAGATCGCGGGGCGAATTAGCGGCCCGCCGAGTGTCTCAGGGCCGGGCCCGATGATTTGGCTGCGGCGGCGCGGAGGCAGGCGACAGCCGGCAAAGACCCGCGTCCTGCAAAACAGCAGCGGCGGCGAGTACGGCTCGGTGGGGGGCGAGAACGAGGTCGTCCACCGCGCGATGCCAGTAGAGACACGTACCTCGTCCAGCCAGCCGCGTAGGTACTCCGTGTAGTTAGTCCCGGCCAAAAACCAGGAGACCGCAGCCAGAGAGTCACTGTCAGGGGTGCCGCTGGATACGATATCAGTGCCATCGACGAAGATGTACCAGTCGCTTCCGTGCCGCACGATCGCGTGGTGATACCATGTGTCAGCGGCCGGGCTCCACGAGCCAGACACGTCTATCGCACCGGACCCGCCATCGCCGGTGATCCTGAGAACACCGGCGGCCTGTTCCCACTGGCACTTGATGTAGTTCTCACCGCTAGCGTAGCCGCACCACAGACCCTGATCCGCCGCAACGTCTGCGAATCGCACCCTGTAGTCCACCGTGACGTCGTCAGAGCCCCACTGCCAGTCGGTGTGGGTTGGCGTTTTTAGGAAGTCTCCGACGCCATCAAAGAGCGCGGAGCCGGTGCCAAATACCTGCTGTGCGGTGTCCACCTGGACGTCACCGAACACCTCTATGGCGTGCCCCGCTGGCGAGGCGTCCGGGAAGTCGGTGGACTCGTCGGCGCCATCGCAGTGCAGCAGTAGCCTGGTGTGGTAGTCGTTGCCGGCCATGTATCTCTCCGGCGCTACTCGACAAACGCCATGTACGCATCTACATTGACCACCGCTGCGCTTGTGCAGCGCAACCCCAAGCGATCACCGGCCCCGACGTGTATCGGCGCGAGGTCCGACGGCTGGAAGACAAACCCCGTCTGCGGGTGGACACGCCACGACCGCACGACCACTGTGCCTGTAGGCTCAGCACTGTCGATGTCGGATAGCGCCGTGGTGTCAAACGTGTCTCCGTCAGAGTCGTTCCCGCCGACGATCGTGAGCGCGTCGCCGCCCGTCCCGGCGTCGCTTTGACGTACCAGGTCTATCTCTACCGCTTCCTTGGTGTTGTCGGTGCCGTCGAAACCGACGCCGACCTCAGCGAGGTCGATGCCGTGATTCGCCGCCGCAACTATCTGCACGACCGTCTTCGGGGTCGCAGCAGCAAGGGCCATGTCCTGCTTCTGCGCGATTCCGTGCTTGCCTGCCATGTCCAACCTTCCTTTCCGTGCCCCGTTCAGGGGCTGTAGCTCGTGAACGAATCTGCCAGGTGCGTCAACACATCCGCGTCCGACTCGGACGCAGCCCCAATGGTACGTCGGACGTGTAAGGTCTTCGTGAGCCCCGCGCCGATGTATCCGAGGACCAGGCCGGTCCCTTCCGTCGTCGGGTTCACCCAGTCGGCCCCGTTGTCCGAGATCTCGATCCCGGACACCGCGGCGTCGATCCAGAACGTGACGTGGTGGACGCCCATCGGGCTGTCGTTCGCCACGGTAACGGTGTACGTCTCGACGTCGCCGGCGGAGGCCTCCGCCGCGGTGACGTCGTCGGAGGCGACCCCGTTGTTCCAGACGTCCTCCATGAGGACGCGGTGCTCGGCGACGTCGGTCGGGAGGTACGTGAGGTCGACCGCGACTCGGACGTAGGCGTCCGGGTCGTCGCCGCCGGGCAGGACGAACGCACCGCCGGCGGAGACATCGACCCACGCGCCCCATGTAGCCGAGCCCGGCTCCTTCCAGGCGATTCGGGATGTGGCATCGGCGCGCAGGTAGCCGGTTCCAGGGCCGTTGCGGCCAGAGGCGAACGTGATCGCCACGCCGTCCAGCGTCTCGACCGCGACGAGGTGCTCGACCTCGACGGAGGCGACCTCGATGCGGAGGGCGTCGGGGCCTGTCGCTACCTGAGGCATTGCTCACTCCTACGTTACGTCAAACGTCACCTTCTGCGTCACGGCCGAATAGGCGATCGAGAACGCCGGGCTGTTGGGCCGGCGGACCACGGTCGCCGCGGCGATCTCCTTGAGCGTGCCCTCGTTCCCGGCGGCGTCCACCGCGACGACGCGCCAGGCGTAGCTCCCGAGGTCGGTGAGGCGAGCAGTCAGGAAGCCGTAGGCCCATGAACCGTCGTGGTTCACGACGCCGAGGTCCGTCCAGGCGCCGCCGTCGAGCTGCTGGCGGATGATGTAGTGGTCAATGTCCGAGTCGGCGGGGGCCGTCCACCAGATCGTCTTGCGCGCCGGCCAGCCGGCCGGGGCGTTGGCGATGGGGTCGTAGTCGGCGTCGGTCGTGTCCTGGCAGGTGATCTCGATCTCGTCGTCACCGTCCAGGACGATGCTGAACTCGGGGTCGCGTGTCACGCCGAGCCACGAGCCGTCGGCGTACCAGTGGTAGTAGGGGTCCTCGAGGTCGGACGCCACGGTGATGATCGTGACGCGGCCGTGGCGGACGGAGGACTCGGACGTGATCGCCATTATGCCGAGCTCCTCTTCAGGCCCACGACACGGCCGCTCCGGCTCGCGAGTGAATCGCTCGCCTGCGCCGCGCTCGCTTCCCGCTCGCGCGGGGTCATGTTCGGTTCCAGCATCACGTCGAGCTCCTCACGCCGTGGACTATCGCCACGCACTTGATCTTCGAGACTCCCGCGTCCAGGCGGCCCTCGCGGGACTCGACGACGATCGCCGGCCCGTCCGCGCGGCCGACGTAGCAGTTCGTGAACGCCGTGCCGTCGTCCGCGGTGATCGTCTGCGCGCCGGCGCCGGCCAGGGCGGCGAGGGCGGCGAGCCAGGTGGCGATGTTGGCCGACGTGTCGATGTGCGTGACGCGCACGGCGAACGGGCCGCCCTGATTATTCCAGTCGGAGCGGCCGCCGTGGCCGGCGACGCCGGGGCGGGTCCAGAACTCGACGCGGTAGCCGAGCTCGGGAGGGAGCGACGTAGAGTCCATGAAGTGGCAGGAGACGGCGCCGATCGAGGCCATGGTCTCTTCCTACCTGCTCACCTGACGACGCGGGAGGTCGCCGGTCTGGGTCTCAGGGGCGAGGCGGCCGCCGGAGACACCTTCCCGTAGGCCCTCGCGCACGCTCGACTTCATGTCGTCGGCCCACTGCGTCGCGTTGCCCTCGTCCACGCCGAAGTGCGGATCGAGCCCGGTGAGGGCGTGTATCGCCCCGGCGCCCCATTCCGCACCCTTGCGCTCGATCCACCCGCGGCCCTTCTCGCGCCCCTTCGCAACAGCCTCTTCCGCCCTGGCCTGGTAGGTCAGCTCCTCGGGGTCCTCCTCCGCGAGGACCTTCCGAGCCTTCGCCCGGCGGAGCCGGCGGGCGGCGATGAAAGACGGGTCCGACTCGGCGGCGCCGAGGATCCCGGTCAGGATGTCGGCGCCCTCGGGGGCCGCACCGGCCTCCTGCATCTCGGCGAGGCGCCCCTGGATCGTCGGCAGGTTCTGCATGATCGCGCTGAGACCGGCGAGCGCCTCCTGTCGGCCGCCGAGCATCTTGATCTGCGACTTCGCGGACTTGCCCTCGAGCCGCTTCCAGAGGGCCTGCGCCCCGGCGAGCGTCCCCTCACCGCCGAAGCCCTTCTTGCCGATCGCCTTGTTCAGGGCGCCGACCCACGTCCCCGCCTCCTCGGCCGTCCCGGCGGGCGATGCCAGGACCGATATCAGGGCCATGAGCTCCTCGTCGCTGCCGCCGACGAGTCTGGAGGACGCCGCGGCGCGGCCGACCGCGGGGGCGAAGGCCTGCGCGGTCGTCTTCGAGGCGCGGGCGCCGGCAAAGAGCTTGTTCAGGACCTCGCGGCTCGAGCCGGCCTCCTTGCCGCCGAACGCGGCCATCACCTGGTCGACCCCCTCGGCCATCGCCCTGGGGTCCGCGATCCCGAAGAGCGCCTGGAACGTCCCGATGTCCTTCTCGACGCTCAGGCTCTCGAGCGAGCGGAGGGTGAAGACGAGGTTCTTCGCCTCCTCCATGCTGCCGGCGCCGGCGCGGTACGCGCCGCGCGTCGCGCTGCCAAGCATCCGCATGTCGCCGGCGCCGGTGGCGATCTGGGCGAGGCTGCCGAGGGCGGTGCCCGCAGTCTCGGCCGAGCGGGCGCCGCGCTCGCGCTCGGCGTTCACGTCGGCGAGCGCCTTGCGGAGGACGCCGGCCGCGGCCGCGGCCAGGCCGAGCTTCGCAGCCCAGGCCGTGATCTGACTCTGCGGGTGCCTGCCGAACGACGCCTCATTCGCGCCCAGGAAGGCGCGGCGCTGGTCCGCGGCATGGCGCTTCATTTTCTCGTTCGCGGCCTTGGCTCCCGCGACGGCCTTGGCCTCCAGGGCGGCCGCCTTGGCGTAGGCCTTCTCGAGGCCGGCCGTGCCGCCGCCGAGTTCGAGCTGACTGCCAGACATGGGCTACTCCTCGTCCGGTACATCGCACAGCGCCAGCAGATCGGCCATCGTCGGCCGGTAGTCGGGCGTCAGCCCTCTGCGCCAGGCGACGTGGACGCCTCGCCTGGCGCTCCGGCTTTTTTTGAGAGCGCCTCCAGCGACGGCATGTCCGTCAGGGCCGCGATCACGGGGAAGATGACCTCGCTGGTCAGGAGGCCGAGCGTGCCGACCTCCACCGCGCCGACGCGGTAGTTCGCCGCGAGCGCCACAACGCACATCTCACACTCCGCGGCCAGGTCGAAGTCGACCTCCGTCGCGCCGCCGGCCATCGCGTCGAGCATCTGCTGGACGCGCACAACATGATCCCAGAGCGGGCGGTGCCTGGGGACGACCTCGCCCGACACCCAGCGGCCCTCGGCGTTCAGGCCGCGCGCGGCCGGGAGCGCGACGGACCACGTCGGCTCGCCACTGTCGTCGGGGCTCCAGCGCCGCGCCGCCGGGACCAGCCACAGCTTCCCATCGCCCATCTCGACCAGGTGGCCGGCGAGCTGCTTGACACGAGCCAGGTCCTGGGGGCCCGGAGGGTGCGCGGTCTCGAACCCGACCCAGTAGCCAGGGCCCTCGTAGCCCGGCACGAGGACGGGGGCCCGCTGCCACGTCTGCCGGTCGGGGTCGAGGACGTAGTTGGTCCCCCAGCCGACGACGAAGCCCGGCTCGTTGAACGGGGGGCAGCCCGTCACCTGGTTGCACTGGGGATGGGCCTCGGTCGCGTGCGCCGCGCCGGCGGCGCGGAGACCATCGAGGGCCTGCGCCGGCGACCGCGCCGCCGGCACGAAGTAAAGGAACGCGCCCACGTCTCACCTCCACTGTCGCGCCGAGCCGCCTACACGTGCGCGATCCCGGTGACGTTGATATCGAGCTCGATGCCGTCGGCGTCGTTGCCGACACCCAGGATCGTGACGTAGTCGTCCGTCGTCAGGTCGCTCTCGACCGCGATCTTGCCGGCGTTCCCGGAGACGACGTAGGTCTGCCCCTGCGCGACGGAGGCCCCGGCCCCGATCGTGAGCGTTCCGGCCGACTGGTAGGCGCCGATCTGGCCCGCGGCGCCGCCGCAGAGCATGATGCCGACGGCCGCGGCCGAGGCCGCGGCGTCGGCGTCGGTCTTCCAGAGCCTGCTGTCCGCCGCCTTCAGGTAGACCAGGTCCCCGGCGACGAGCGTCTCGCCGAGGGTCCCCGGCGTGTGGCTCGAGCCGGCGCCCGGCTGCACCTGTGCGGCCGTGATTGTCAGGTCTGCCATTGCAGGTCCTCCCTCTCGTTTTCTCTATCGCTACGAGCCGACTATCAGGATGGCGTTCGCGCCTTCCTTTCGCACGCGGCACTGCAGGGCGACACCGTCGGCGCCCAGGTCCTGCACGGTGACGAACGCCTTCGTGGCGGTGAGCGACTTGTTCCCGGCGCCGGCCCACCCGCCGCCCGTCAGGCTCTTCTTCAGCAGGTTCACGACGACGGGAAGCTCGGCGCCGACCAGGCGCGCGTCGGAGACCTCGCCCAGGTCGCGGCAGCGGAGCGTGATCGAGGCCTGGCGCGGTTCGACCAGGTGGGCGATCGTCGGGTAGACGTGGTGCGACTCCTTCAGCACCTCGACCTGGTTGCCGGTGTCGATCGACATGTCGAGGACCTGGCCCAGGGGGACGCCGCCGACGAGGCAGGTGCCCAGGCCGAAGACCTCCGTCACGGCCGGCGTGCCGGCGAGGAGCGTCGTCCCCGAGGCCAGCGGGTGCGTCGTCCCGTTGGCCGAGTAGCAGTGGCCGACGTAGTCGATCTGCGCGTTGCCGTCGGCCGAGCAGCGGATGCCCGTCGGCACGACCAGGCACTTCGCGGCGGTGAGCTTCTCACCCGCGGTGTGAAACTTGCCGCCCACGGCCTTCTCGATCCAGGAGACGGCGAGGCCGGAGCTCACGTCCAGGCCGTCGATGCCCACGGCGGCGAGGGCCGTGCCCACCTTCAGCGTCGAGAAGGAGAGCGTGGGCTGCGCGCCCTTGAGGAGCGAGACCGTGACGTCGTGGCCGCCGAGCGGGGCCATCAGCTCGACGTCCGCGTTCGGGGCGCCGCGCGCGTCGATGACCTCGTCGATGAACGTGCCGTCGAGATCGACGGCGTATACCCTGAAGACTCCGTCGCCGGCCATCGCTTCCTCCTTCTGCTAGGCCGCCCCCCTCGCGAGGGGGACCTTCTTCCTGCCCTGGAACCCGTTCAGCTCCGCGGCCAGGTACTCGTGGAACTTGGCCTCGAGTGCCTTCTTCTCGCGCGGAGACACCTTGCGGAGCTCGTCCTGCTGCTGCTGGCGGAGGCGGTGTGAGGGACGCGGCAGGCCGATCCGGACGCCGTCCTTCGTCGCCCGCACCGTCCAGCGGCCCGACGCCATCGTCTCCTTCCGCAGCGTCCCGGTCAGGACGAGCGGCAGGTCGGCGTCCTCGGACGGCTGCTTACCCTGCCGGTGGAGCTTGCGGAGCGTGTAGATCATCTTCTTCTCGGCCTTGGACAGAGCCGCGGAGAGCGCAACGTTGAGAAGCTTGCGCATGCTGGACGGCAAGGCCGAGAGGGCCATCTTGCCGAGGGCGGCCATCCGCACGACGAGCCACAGCGTCTGGACCTGCGACTTGTCGTAGTTCCGGCGCTTGTAGCCGTACTCGATAGCGGCGGCCCTGGTGAAGTGCTTGTGGAGCTTCTGCTGCAGCCACCACAGGCCTGCCTTCGCCCACGCCGCCTTGGAGGCGTTATTCTGGTCGCGCTTGGACATCGAGGCCCAGCCTTCGACTCGGATCTCCGTGAAGACGAGCGTGGGGAGCATCAGCTACCCCCCCCACTCGACGGCGAGCGTCGTGGTGTAGAAGTCGCGCTCCTGCGCTTTGTCCCGGCGCGAGGTCCTCTGCGGCTTCGAGGCGACCCGCACGCTGCGCACGTCGAGCCACGAGATCGCGCCGGACTCGAGGTCGGAGACGATGGCGCCGACGGCGTTCGCGAAGGCCAGATACGCGTCGCGCTCGTCGCCCGCCGCGGCATAGGCCTCGTCCACGTCGCGCTCGATCGTGACGGCCATCTCGCCGGCGTGGAGGAAGCACGCGACCGTGTCGACCGCCGGCTGCCGGGCGTTCCAGCTCTCGCAGCCCTCGATGAGCGCGCAGGGGCGGGCGTAGTCGTCCGCGTCCTGGTAGGGGTAGTGGACGCTGCCCTTCGCGCCGGCCGCGTCGCCGGCGCCGACCAGCGCCTGGAAGTCGTCGCTGGCCGCGAGCAGGCAGCGCAGGTTCTCGATCGGCTCGGCCAGGCAGCCGGTGGGGGTTAGAGCGGCGGCGAGCTCGACGTAGGCGTCGTGGACGATGGAGGGCTCGCCGAGAACGGAGGCGTCGTCAGCGGTGACGGCCCAGGCCTGGAGGCGGTAGTGCGTGCCCTCGGCGTTCCCGGCGAAGGCGACGTCGCCGGCGCCGGCGCGCGAGGACTCGGAGACCTCGACGCCGGCGGCCGTCGAGAGGCGCACGCGGTAGCGCTGGGCCGAACCCGCGAGCGTCGCGGTGATCGTGGTGCCGGAGACGACGACGGACATCGTCGGCGGCACCTTCACGAGCGCGCCGGGACTCCATGCGCCTATCGGCGGGTGCGCTGCGTCCATGACGGTGCCGAGGTAGTCGGTCGTGACGCCCGAGCCGTGGCCGGTGTCCCAGCACGGGGAGCCGCTCTGCAGCGAGAAGTCGCCGGCGGCCGGGTCGGTGAGGAGCGGGTCGGTCGCGTCCTTGTCGCCGGAGGCGTCAACCAGGTTGAGCGCGGCGAACTCGGCGTAGGTCTTCGTCGCGGCGCCGGGGCCGTAGGCGAACGCCGTGTAACCGTGGAAGCAGTTGTTCCGCATGACGACCGTCGAGCCGGCCTTCGTAGCGGTCTCCTCGGGCCAGACGTAAGCCGGGTAGAAGACGTAGCCCACGTCCTCGAAAGCGTTGTTGACGAGGTGAAAGCGCTGGTTCCAGCCGGAACGGATCCAGACGCCGAAGTTGCAGTCGTAGAACGTGCAGTTCCGCACGGAGTACAGGGATGCGGTGTATACGTTGTAGCCCGTGTAGACGGCCACGTTCACGGTCCGTATCGTGCAGTCCTCCACGACTACGTCCCGCAGAACGTTGACGCCGAAGCTGTTCGTCTTTCCGCCGCCGATGAGCGTGCAGCGGGCAACGTAGCCTCCAGTCTGCCCCCAACTGCCCACGCCTACGCACGTCTTCGAGTCCACTGTGACCTCGACCCGACAATCGGTGACCCGTCCCTGGTACACGATTGTGACGCCCGTGGCCGGGACCTCGATGTCGCAGTCGTCCACCCAGGCGAATCCGTTTCCGGACGACGTGCTGAAACCCGCGGTCGTCGGGCTACCGGCAATCCGCAGGTGCCGCAGAATCACCTCGTCGCAGTTCACGTAGACGCCGTACGTCGGGCTGCCAGTGGTTGGCGCGATGATGATATTCTCGCGCGAATCCGCCGGGTCGCCCTCTATGATGAGCGGGTATCCGTTGAGCGGGTCCGTCGTGAAAGCGGCGTTCGGCGTCGGCGTCTCGTCGTAGGTCCCGGCGAAGACGCGGATGTACTGCGAGGCCGTGAACTTCGTCGCGCCCTGGTCGGTCCAGAGCTGGTCGAGGGCGGACTGGATCGTCGAGTAGGTCTTGCCAGGTCCGACCTCGTAGAGCCCGGCGCCGGTGTGGACTGTCGTCCGCGGGAGGGCGCGGCTGAGGCCTGACGCCTTCAGACCGAAGAGCGGCTCGGGGATTTCGAGGAGAACCAGCGGAGCAGGCTTCGGGAGCGTCTCGGGCGCGACGAGTTCGCCGCCCTCGACGACGGTCTTGAGCGATTCGGCGTAGACCGCGAGCGCGTCCGCGTGCGCCAGATCGCGGCGCATGTTTTCGTCCATGGCCTCGCGGATGCGCTCGTCCTCGTGCGCTTCGAGGTCCTCGGGATCCTGGAACGCGGCGCGGAGGCCGGGGGCGATGGCGCCGTACTTCGCGTCGAACGGCACGGCGTCTACCGCCAAGACGCCAAGAGCGCCAAGCACGAGACGGCTGCGGCGGGAGCGGAGGTCTGCGAGGCCGTCGGGGGCCAGGTCGAGCTCGGCGACCGCCCGAGTCGGGTCGGCGAGGTCGCCGGGGGAGAAGTCCCGGCCGGCCGGGATCACCGAGATCACCATGCCGGGGTAGTCGTCGCGGTAGAGCTCCGCGAGGGAGACCTCATAGCCGCGCGCGACGCGGAGGTCGCGGTCCTCCTGTCGCTCGCCGATGAGCCACGGGGCCTGGCAGTGATAGAGCACCTTCCAACGCGTGGTCGGCACCTCAGGGACGGCGGGCGCGGGCGGCTCGAGCGTGACGGCTTCCGGACTCACCGCGTCGCCTCCTTCTTCGCCGCTTCCTTCGCCGCCTCGTCCAGGCGTTGCCGAAGATTGACGACGGCGACCTGGACGTCGGCCTCGACTTCGTTCGTGTCGAGTAGGCGACGGTTGCAGTACTCCTCGAGCGCCCGGTGGAGCTGGGCCTGGAGGTGGCGGACCAGCTCAGTGGACTCCTGGGCGTGGAGCGCGCGCGCGATGGCGGCGGCCTCGATGAGCGAGCGGCCCTCGCGGTCGTGGCGGGTGTCGGTGGTCACCTGGCCGCCCCCTTCCGGTGACCGCCCACGGCGGACACCTCGACGTCCGCAGTCCGGACCAGGCCGAGCGTCGCGATGCCGCCCTCGATCTGGACGGTCTCGACGACCCACGCCACTGAGTCGGCGTCCGTGAACGTGCCGGTCACGACGGGCGCGGCCAGGGCGGCCGTCGCGACGCGCACGGTCGCGCGCTGCCCGGACGAGATCCCGCGGTCGCCGTCGATCTCGTCCTGGGGTTCGCGGTCCATCACGTAATCGACGCCGGAGGTCGCGACGCCGGCGGGGGACGTGTAGGTGCCGACGCCGTCGGAGAAGGCGGCGACATCGGCCGCGGCGGAGGACTCCATCGCCTGGGAGAATGCGGATTGACTCACGGCACGACCCCCTCGCCACAGAGGTCACAGAGGTCACAGAGGACCTCAAGACGCACGGCTACTTCTTCGACTTCTTCGTCCTCGAGGCCTTCGGCTTCTCGGCCTCGTCCTTCTTGCGCGCCTGCTCGAGCTCTGAGCGGACCTCGGCCGGGCTCTTGCCGGCGAGCGGGTCGGGGGCGCTCTTCGCGGGGGCACGCGTCGAGACGGGTCCTTCGACCGGGCTCAGGACAGGCGGCGGCTCCTGCGTCTGGACGGGCGGCTCCTGCGTATCGAGTGGGGGCGACTCGACGGCCGAGTCGAAGTTCATCGCGCGCACGTGGCCCATGCCGATGAGGCGGTTGACCTGGGCGAGCGTGACGCCGTCGGGCGCGGCCCCCTCGACGAGGACCTCGCCCGGCAGGAACTCCCGGCCGGGACGGATGGTGCGGCTGGTCACGACGAGCCTGACCTTCTCTGACATGGCTGCCTCCCTGTGGATCCCAGTGGATCCCATCGCCTCTGCGGGTGCGGCGCGGGGCGGGAGCTGGCTCCCGCCCCGGTGTGTCACCTTGCGCCGGAGCGAGCGGCTAGACGAGCGGCGCGACCATGATGTGGACGCGCACCTTGCCGGCCGGCGTGCCGCCGGAGGTCGCCTGCGTGACCTTGCAGTCGATGTACTTGCCCTTGGCGACCGTCTTGATCGCGGCACCCGTGGCGCCCGAGATCAGGAGCGGGTTCGTCCCGACGATCACGTCGCCGATCGCGTCGGCCGCGGCGTCCGACGGCGTCAGCGTGCAGAGCGCGTTGTCGTCCTCGTCGGAGACGGTGATGATGCCCTGGTCCTCGGAGGACCCCACCATCGCCTCGGTGACGACGCCGTAGGACAGGAGCATGACCACGCCGCGCGTGTTCATGCAGGCCGGGACCAGCATGTGGTCGGCCGTGTCCACGCCCGTCTCGCAGTCGAGCTCGGGCGCCGCCGGCACCATGTAGCCGAAGAAGTTGAGGGCCACGTACGCCACGACCGCGGCCGTCGCCGCGTCGGCCACGAACGTCCCGACGGGCATCGCCGTCGGCACGCTCGTGATCTTGTTCGTCGTGTCGTTCCAGAACGCGACCTGGCCCGCCGACACGCCGCCGTCCGAGGCGGCCTTCGTCATCTTGGCGATGCCGAAGACCTGGACCTGGCCGGTCCGCCCGTTCTCGATGTCGATGACCGCGAGGCCCATGCGACCGTCTGCGACCTGCACGACAGCGCCCGCCGAGATCGTGGAGCCGGTCGCGTTCGCGTGGTCCACCATCTCGCCCGGCTTGTATGCGTTTGCCTCCGTCATGGCCGACCTTCCTTCCTTGTTCCGTTCCCTGCCTGTCCCTCGTTCACGTCACGCACGTCCACGTCACGAACGTCGGTGCGGCTCGGGGAGGGGCTCTTCACCCCTCCCCGTCACTTTCCGAGGCTATGCCCCGAGCGACTTGTACAGCCCGCGGTAGTCGAGCGCCTTGACGCCGACGTCGATGAAGCCACGGAAGCCGATGCCCAGGACCTCGGCCGCGAGCTCCACGCGCTCGAGCGTCGGGCGCTGGACGCCGTTCAGGAAGCCCACCTCGATGGTGGGGGCCTGCGCCGGATCGGCGGCCAGGAACCACTGGTCCACGTCGTAGCCCGTGTAGCTGCTGTTGGACAGCCTGGGCTCCACGACCGGCGTGAACTGGCCCTGGTGGACGTTCTTCGTCCCGAAGTCCGCCGGCGTCGCCGCCGCTGCGGCGGCGGTGAAGAGGATCGAGTCCGACTCGGTCAGCTTCTTGGCGGTGTGCTCGAGCTCCGGCGGCACGATGAGGAAGCGCGGCTCGACGTTCAGGTCCTGGCCGTCCAGGCCCGTCTGCTTGCGCATCATCGCCTTGGCGGCGGCGAGCGTTGCGTCGGCGAGAGCGGCGGCCGACGCGGAGTAGTTCTTGTGCGTGCTCGCCTCGAACAGCGCGACGGAGTCGTTCAGGTTCCCGTTCGCGAGGAGGTGCGTGTAGACCAGGTTGTCGATGAGCCGCATGCCGCCCTGGCCCATCGCCTGGCCCTTGTCCGTCAGGTCGCCCAGGTCGTCGTTGATGACCATCTGGCGGGTGAACTTCAGGAGCTTCGCGTAGGTGTCGATGCGGTACGTCTCGGCCCACTCGGAGAGCGTGCCGTGGGCGATCTCGCCGTTCCCGTTGACGACCTCCCAGTCCTCGCCGTCCGAGGACCGCACGCGGGTCTGCAGCTTGAAGTCGCGGACCGACTTCGAGCGGCACCACCGGAGGGCCGTCGCCGGCGAGGCCTGGAAGCCGATCATCAGGGCCTTGTTCGCCACGTTCGAGAGGAGCGTGGTGAGCGAGACCGTCGAGAAGGCGGCGCGGATCGTCTCGTCGCGGCTGACGGGGACGCGCACGCCCTCGAGCGAGAGCGCGGCGCGGCAGAAGTCGACCAGCGACCAGTCGCGGTACCGGTCGCCCTGCTCGGCGCGGGCGGCGTCCGCCTCGACGAGCTGGAGGCCGACGGCGCGCTGGCGGTCGTAGCCGAGGCCGGCCCTGGCGAGCATGCCCCACTCGAGCGCCTCGCGGCTCTCGGCCTGGGCCCCCGCGCCGACGTTGACGTTCGGCGAGCCGACCGACGGGGTGCGGTTGCGGACCGCGACCAGGAACGCCGCGCGCGCCTGGTCTACGGTGTGGCCGTCGTCGATCGACCGCTGGACGATCGCGGCGTCGATCTCGATGCCGGCGGCCTCGGCCCTGACAGCCTGGACGCGCTCGCGCTCGGCGCGGACGGCCGCCGCGGCGATCTCCTCGGTGCTTCTGCTTCCCGAGTCGGCGCTTCCTGCCACTGCGGCGGCCGGCGCCGCTGCGGGCGCGACCGGCGCGGGCTCCGACCTCTGCGCGGGCGGTGCGGCCTGGAGGCCCGCCTCCCACTCCGTCCTCTTCGACTGCTGCTCGGCTTCGGGGAGGGCCTGGTACTGCTCGGCAGTCACACCCCTCTCCGCGAGCCACGCCTTGAACCTGGGGTCCATGTGACCCTCCTCTCTCTGGTCCTTTCGGCCGGCTGACGCCGACCGCACTTTCGCCTGTGAATCCGCCCCGATGGGCGTGAGACTGTTTTCCACGAGCCGCCAGGAGGTCGTGACGCGCAGCGTCCGCTGGGCGGCCGTGAACGCGCGGCCGTTCACCTCCTGCGACTTGCCGGCCGGGATATCGACGTGGTTCTCGACGCGGTAGCCGATGCTGAAGTCGCGGATGTGGCCGCGCTTCACCTTGCCCCACGCGCGATCGGCGGCGCCGCCGTCTTCATCGAAATGGTTCCGCCCGACGAGCGTGGCGCCCTCGACGCGGATCGAGCGCGTCGAGCCGAGGACGTTGTCGACCGACCAGCGGCTGTGCGAATCAAGCAGCGGGACCTGGTCGGGGACGCGCGCGCCCTCCATGACCAGGACCTCGTCGATCACGCGCCACGTCTCGAAGTCGAGGACGGCCGTCGGCGTCTCCGTCGCGATCACCGCATCAACGGACCTGTCCTCTTCGCTCAGCGACGCGGGCACGGCCGCGGCCGCGCGGTATGTGATCCCCTCGCGGGCGAAGGCCGTCGGCGCGGGCCCGGACCTGAAGGCCTGCTCCAGGGACGCGCGCGCGGAGGGCTCGAGCGACGCCGGATCGACGCCGAGCGAACGGAGCCAGGTCGCAAAGTCCATCGCTATGCCTCCTCATCCTCCGGCGTCGCCGCCTGCTTCTTGATGATCTCGGCGGCCTTCATGACCAGCGCGCCGAAGTCGAGCTTGAGCCCCTGCTCAGCGGCGAAGGCCATCTCCTTCTTCAGTTGCTTGAAGACGTCGCGCCAGTCGCGGCCCCGGGCCATGCACTCGGCCGCCCAGGTCGTCGTGCCCGAGGCGAGACGGAGGATGCTGGCCTGCTCTTCCTTGAGCGGATCGACGTGCTTGCGCTGGTTCCAGACCCAGGTCGCCTTCCAGGCGACCGGCGGCGGCCCGAGCGCGCAGGAGAGCCAGGCCTCCTGGAGGACCGGCAGCGCGATGCGGTTGCAGAGCCGCCGCGACAGGAACGACTGGATCGTCTCGACGATGTCCCAGTAGCCCTGGTCGTCGAGCCGCGCGGAGCTGTAGTTGTGGCCCGCCGCGTCCGCGGCGATCTTGAGGTAGGGCATCCCCACCACGCGGCCGATGCCGGCGAGCTTCTCGTGCTTGAAGTCCTTGTACTGCGTCGAGGGGTGCTCCGGCTTGAGCTGGCTCATCTTCCAGCCGTGCGGCAGGAACGAGAGCGTCGCGGGCTCCAGGTTCCAGATCGGCAGGTCGGTCTCGAGGTCGTCGAACTCGACGTCCGGGTTGTCGGTGTAGGCGTAGGCCGCGAGCATCGCCGCCATGCGCGCGGCGAGCATCGTGTCGGTATCGTAGTCCCTCAGGTGGCCGAAGTCGTCGAGGACCGGCGCGAGCCACGGGACGCCACGCGTCTGGCCGGGGCGGTTGCGCCTGAAGACGTGGATCATGTCCCGCGCCGGCACGGTGTCGAAGCTGGAGGGGCTCGCGAGGTAGCTGAGCGAGCCCGGGTGCTGCTTGAGGACGTAGTACTCGATGGGCCGCGAGTTCGCGTTCACCTTCACGCCGCCGCGCACCCCGTCCTGCCCCTCGAAGCCGCCCGGCGTCGCGACGCGGTCGGGCTCGATCACGAGGACGCGCATCCGCACGGGCGTGCCGCTCTCGGGGTCGGTGATCTTCTGCGCGAAGATCTCGCCGCACTCCCAGAGCTGGCGGACGCCGAGCTTGAGCTGCTCGACGAACTCGTCCACGCCGCTCGCGTCGCAGTAGGTGAAGTACTCGCTCAGGAACTGCTCGGCGGCCTGGTTCCAGGCTTCATCGTCCGACTCGATCTCGAGGGACGGGCCGTTCGGGCCGACGACGTCGGCGACGTGCGTCTCGACCATGCCCTCGGCGTAGCCGTTGTTCCGGATCTCGTAGCGCGAGCGGTTCCGGAGCGTCGCGAGGGCCGGCAGGATCGTCTTGTCGGCCTCGCCGCCCAGGGCGTCGAGCCAGTGCTTGCGGTTGACGCGGGTGGTCTTGGCGGCCTCGTAGGACCGGCCGCTGTCCCGGCCGCGGACGCGCCGGCCTTCGACGCTTCGTTCGGCGACCTCACGGCCCGCCGAGCGCTCCCGCATCCAGTGCGGCTTCGACCTCGTCCCGGGCCTGGTCCTCGTGCCTGGCATCAGGTGGGCCTCCCGAAGCGCGCGGCGAACTGCTTGATCGGCATCTTCGTGCCGTCCGTCGCCGACGCGGCGGCGATCTGGGCCTTGAGGTCGCTGCGGATCTTGTAGAGCTCGGGCAGCGAGACGAGGCTCACGCTGCGGCCCCAGGCGCTGCGGGCGACGTGCTGCGCGTCGTTCCCCTGCTGGCGGGCCTGGATGATGGCTTCGAGTTCGGTGAGGAGGGTGCTTGCCGCGGCCAAGGGCGCCTCCAGAACGACGAAAGGCGGAGACACCCCCGGATGGGGTATCACCGCCTCGCCGGTGTTCTCGCCGCGGCCTGGCGCGAGGGCCAGGTGCGTCCCCGTCGGGACCCGCGGTCGTGTTGTCTATTGAACGTTACGCGCGGGGGAGGAGGAAGGCAAGAAGTTCCGTACTATGGCATAGTACGAAAATGAAACGCCTCGAACGGGCCGCTCGGGGCCGATATCCGCGTTTCAGCGCGGCTCCACACTCGAAAAGTTGATCCTGCAGTCCTTGCACCGGTGATATCGCAGGCGTGAGCCCGCTTCCGGTGGCCTGGTCGCGTAGGTGGTGATCGCCTTCGACCTGCAGTCCGGGCACCGGAGGACGGGGTAGTCGATGCAGGCCGGGGCGGTGCCGGGCGTCGGGGCCGACGCCGGCGTCTCGTTCGTGCTCTCCTCCAGCGCCTTCCTGAACCGCTTCCCGCACGCGCGGCAGCCGTACCTGGCGCGGGTCCTTCCCCGGCGGGAGCTGCGGTCGGAGACACCGCCGGCCTGCGCGAGCGCGTAGATGTCGTTGGACTCGCACGACGGACAGCGAGCGAGGGAGGCCGGACGCGCCTTCATCGGCCCCCCCTGTCAGGTGAGAGACCGCGCGAGCCCTCGCGCACGCGGCGGTCGGAGAGGGGACGGCGCTTCGCCGGCCTCTGCCGCTTGTCGATGCCCTTCGACATCGCCGCGGCGCGGCAGAGCTTCTCCGCGTCGAAATAGTGGTCGCCCGTCGCGCTGTCGATCTTCTTCCAGACGCGCACGCCGCGCTCGGATCGCCCGACCTTCTGGTTCGTGACCTGCGCCAGGTAGCGGGGGTCGAGCTCCTCGATGTCCGCGGGCAGCCGCCACTCCGCGGGCGAGCCGGCCGGCTGCCGCATCGAGTGGACCAGGGCCTCCGAGAAGCGCCACGGGTTTATCGTGTGCATGAGGACCTCGCCCGGGATGCGCTGCTGCTTTCCGTCGCGCCGGCGCTTCCCCGGCTCGATCCGGTTCGGCTTGATGTGCGGGTCGAACTCGCGGTTGCCGCCCCGCCCGGGCGCGATGCGGCCGCGGTTCCGGAGGCAGAAGTCGTAGACCGCGTTGGTGTCATACTGCGCGTCGATGAGGCCGAACTCGAGCCCCCACACGTCGCCGGCCCAGTCGCCGTAGGTCGCGGAGAGGATCCCGTCCAGGACCGGCGCGAGGTCCGAGCCCTTGCCGAGCTCCCGGATGAGCTCGCCGGCGTCCAGGAGCCACGAGCGCCACGAGGGCCCGAACGCGCGCACCACGTAGTAGACCGACGACTCCTGGACGTCCACGCCGAGGAAGAGGCCCAGGACCTCGGCCTCGGCCGGGACCGCCTTCGCGCGGTCGCGGACGGTGTAGCTGTCGATGCAGCGGCGAACGACGTTCGCCTTCGGGGCCTCGCCCTTCTCGCGCCAGGGCTCGGCGAAGTCGAATCGGACGACGCCCCGGAGCTGCTCGACGTCGCCGGACCTGACGGCCTTGAGGAAGAGCTGGGCCGTCCGCCACCACGGGTGCCAGCGGGATATGAAGCACGGGAAGTGGAAGCCGACGTGCTCCGTGAAGGGCTCGTAGAGATCACAACGGCCAGAGGGGAAGGGGCCCTTGCCGTCGGCATGCTTCCTCTCGGTGACGAGCTCCGACCCCTCGCGCGCCCAGACGCCGTGGGCGATCATGTCGAGGCGGTGCGTCTCGTCCATCCGGCCGCCGCAGTGGATGCAGTCGTACCAGACGTTTTCGGCGGTGACCTGGTCGGGCTGCTTCGCGTCCTCGGCCCAGTGGAGCTCGCAGGCGTTCGCCTCGCAGCTCGCGTGCTCGGCCTTGAAGACCTGGACCTGGTAGCCGCCGCAGTGCGGGCACGGGACGTGGTAGTACCTGAGGTCGGAGGCCTTGATCTCGCGGTCGAGGAGGTCGCCCTCCTCCTCGGGGGTCGAGGTCTCGATGAGCTTCGTCGAGCCGCGCTCCCGCCAGGTGGTCAGGGCCTTCGAGGCGATGCTGACGGCGTCCAGCGTCGTGTGCTTCCGGTAGATGCCGAGCTCGTTCAGTATCACGTACCGCATCGCGTCGCCCGACTGCGAGGCCTGGCTGCCGGCCCAGGCGAAGACGACCATCATGTCCTTCATGACGATCTTGTAGCTGCCGCGGTCGTCGTTGCGCTCGGGGCTGTGCTCCCGGACCGTCTCGCACTCGAAGAGGCTGTCGATGCGCGCGCGGAACGTCGGCTTCGTGATGCTCTCCTTGATCGACTCGACCCAGAGGACCGGGCCGCGGTCTTCCTCCTGCCCGATGTACGACCCGACCGCGTTCTCGGGGGCGGTCGTCTTGCCGACCTGGCGGGCCCCGCGCTCCGTGACCGTCCGGACGGCGGGGTCTCCGCACGCGTCCTGCACGGCGCGCATCGCTGGCTGGAGCGCCGAGGAGAACCGGGGGTAGGCGGACGTCCGCTTGTCGAACTTGCGGTACCTGTCCGCCCATTCCGTCACGGTGAGCCGGCGCGGGATCTCGAGGCGGGAGGCGAGCTTCGCCAGGAAGGGCGCGAGCTCGCGCGAGATCGTCTTCCGGCGGAGCGGCTCGAAGAGCTTCGCGGGGATGGGGACCTGGTTGTCGGCTGCGACGACGGTCACGAGGCCTTCCCTTCAGGTTCCGAGAGGCTTCCTGCGCAGCGGGAGGCGGCGTCGGAGATCTCGGAGCGCGCGCGGTCGCGGTAGGCCGTGAGGACCTGCCGGGCCCGCGACGGCGTCACCTGCGCGAGAGAGGGCGCGAGGTCCGGCGCCCTCCGGAGCGCGGCCGTGAGCACATCCGCCATCTGGCCGAAGAGGTCCTCGACCAGGTCGCGGCGGACGAGCGTCCCCTCGGCCTCGGCGTTGGACCGCTCCGCCGCGAGCGCCTTCGCCTTCTTGAGCCGCTTCTCCCAGTCGAGCTCGAGCGGGAGCTGGCCGTCGGGTCCGACCCCGTCGGGATCCCCGGCGCCCGCCCCGCGGCGGTGCGCGCCCCAGCGCTTCTTGACCCACCTCAAAAGCTTGCCCAACGGCCACGTCGCGTCGTCGTTGCGCGGGGCCCCCTGCTCCGCCCACTCGCCCAGCACCTTCCGCGTCGTCGCGAGGAGGTCGACCACGAGCTTCTGCGGGACGCGGTCCAGGAGCGGGCGGATGTAGTCGCAGACCAGCCTGGTCTGGTGCGAGGTGAGAGGCTGGCCGGCGAGGTAGCGGCGGAGGGCGTCCTGACGCTTGGCCGCGGCGGCAGACGACTTCGCCACGGAGGGCGCGGAGGACGCAGAGGACGGCGGCTTCTTGCGGACCCTTCGACGCTGCTCAGGGCAGGCGGCGCGGCGCTTGGGCTTCGCCTTCTTGTGGGGCTTCTTCGGCAACGGTCTACCTCGCGCTCGATGGATCGAGCTTCAAGAGAAACGCGACCGACGTGACGCGGCCCGCCAGGCCATCACGCGACGGATGTGGGTCGTGCACTATGTCGAAGTGGTGCCCCCCGGCCGAACCGTCCGCACGCCCGACAACGCAGTGCTCAACCGGCTCGCCTTCGACGGTCTTCAGGTGCCGTGGGCTCAGCCCCGAGAGCAGAACCAGAAGGTCGGCCGGGAGGCGGTAGTATGGCGTGGACGTTGACGTGTCGACCTCGATGTAGGCCAAGCCACGCCCCGCAAGCCACCGATTCAGCGGCCGGGTCCAGTCACTATCCCAGTTGCCGAGGTCGGGAACGTCCTCGATGCCGATGTCGAGGAGTGACGCAACGCAGGCGGCAAAGCAGTTGCCGTCAGGAAACCCGAACCTCGTCTGGTCAACCGGCTTCATCCTTCACCTCCTTCACCTCGCATACTCCGGGATCACGTCGTCGGGAACGTTGAAGATGCCGCGGCCGCCCTTGTAGGGGATTGGGCGCTCCAGCTTGCGGACGTCCTCCAGGAACAGGCCGAAGCGGTTGTCGTCGATGTCCGAGCAGGCCGGCTTCGCGTGCTCACGCTGATTCAGTATCCCGAACCTGGCGACGCGGACGGTCCCGAGGAGCGCGCCGAGCGGCAGGCGCTGGAGCCAGGCCGGCGTCTGCGCCGGACTCGCGCAGCCGAGCTCGACCAGGAAGTCCTGCATGGCAGCGGCCTCGATGTAGCCGACCTTCCGCGCCGCCGCGTGGATGGCGATCCGCTTCCCGACCAGGCCGCGGAAGCGGTCGTGCGTCCGCGTCTCGATCCGCTTCGGGCCGTCGATGATGAGAGACGCGTGCGGCTGCCAGAGCGTGATGGCGTTCATGCCTTGGTCCCCTGATCCCCTATCCCGCCCGTATGGTCGACCGCCGGCAGGACGCGCTTGAGCGCCGCCATCGACTGGCGGGTCTCCCCCACGGCCTTTGCCTGCCGCCTCAGTTCGGCATTGCTCTCGCGGATGTTCCCGTCGATTCGGTTCATGAGCGCGCGCGCGCGCGAGGTGCGCTCCCGCAGCTCATGCCCGAAGCGACGGGCGCGCTCCACGACCTCCGCCGACTCGGCCGCCGCCGCGCGGGCCGACTCCTCGAGCAGGAGAGCCGTGCGCTGGAGCTCCTCGAGGTTGCGGTCGAGCGAGCCCAGGACGTGATCCGTCATGCCCTCGCGTTCGCGCTGGAGCTGTGGACGTTTCGTCATGTTCCCGACCGCCGCGCGTCGCGCGTCGCGGATGTCCTTGTGGTGGTGGCAGGCCCAGCAGAGCCCGAGCCAGCGGACGGAGCGGTGCATGCCGCTCGCCCCGACCGGCAGGTCTCGCCCGCAGTTGACACAGACCGTCGCCTGGCCGCCGGCGATCTCGGGATGCAGCGGCGTGGCGTCGTGTTTCTGTGGCATCACGACTTCCCCTCAGCCGGCTCTTCGCGGTACGGGTCGACCAGGCCTTCGAGGGTGCAGAGTCTCTCGCAGACCGGCCTGCACCCCCACTGAAGGAGCCTGACGAGGACACTGTCCGGGCATCCTTGGCCACTATCCGGGCAGGCCTCCATGTCGTTCCACGCCTCGCGCAGCTCCGTCACGGCCGCGGCGATCTCTTCGAGGGTGTCGAGGCGCTTGCGCGACTCCTCCTCGATCTCCCGGCCGCGCTTGAGGTCGTCGTTGACCTGGATGGCGCCGCTCTCGACCTCGCCCAGGAGGCACTCGGCGGCGGAGAGCTTCGCCTTCAGTTCGTCGCGCGCGCACTCTGCGAGGCCGGGGACTACGCAGTAGGCGAGGCGTGACTCCGCGAGCTCGAGGGCTTCGCGGGTCTTGTCGAGCGCCGCCTTCAACTCGTCGCGCTCGCGAGTCGCCCGAATCAGTTCCTCGTGATCCTGACTCCACAGCCCGTCATTCTGGAGACCGTTCGCGAGGGCCTTGTTGTGGGACAGAAGGGTGTCGTTACGTTTCTCCGCCTCCGCCAGCTTCGCCTTCAACTCGTCCCGCTCGCGCTCCAGTTCCGCGTAGTCGGCTTCGACCCTGGCGTTCACCATCTCCAGGTCGCGCTCGCGCGTCTCCGCCCGCGCCAGCTGGCCCTTCAGCTCGTCGCGCTCGCGCTCGGCCAGCTCGGCACGGGCGAGGAGCTTTGCCGGCTGAGCCTCCATCTTGTCGTCGGGGAGGCACCCTTCAGTGGTTGCCCGCAAGGCGCTGCGCAGGCGCGTTGCATGCCCGAACATCCACTCCATCGAGGCGTTGGCGAGCTTCGCCAACGCCTCGTCCCGCTCGCGCGCGACTTCTGCCAGCTTCGCCTTGACCACATGAAGCGACTCCTGCAAGTCGGCGGTCTTGTCTGCCTGCCCCTCGAAAAATGCTTGGGCATCGTCGCGTTGTTTCTCCGCCTCCTCCAGCTCGGCCTTGAGCTCGTCCCGCTCGCGCTCGGCCTTCTCGGCCTGCCCCTCCATATAGAAAACACTGCGGATATTACCGTCCGAGTCTGTGCGCAAGAGATTCTCAGCCTCAACCAGCTTTGCCTCCAGCTCGTCGCGCGCCTTGCAGGCCATCCGGCAAATATCCCCTCTGTCCCGCTGTCTGATAGCCTCGTCGCGCTGTTCGACGGCCACACACACACGCTGCTGGATATCCGCGATGCGCTGCTCCGCCTCCGCCAGCTTCGCCGCAAGCTCCTTGATTCTCTGCTCGTCAGTCATGTCAGTCCTCCTTCTCTAGTCTAAAAGCCTTGTGAATACTCCGCACAGCCCGTTGTTCTTCTCATACTACGCACACTTGCACTCCACGCAGGCGACCTGCATGATCGGACAGAGCTTCTTCGTATCGGGATCATCGTTTTCATCAACGATCTCAAAGTCCTCCCATTCACTCGGATCACTCTGCAGCACTGCCAAGGCATTGCCGCCATCCGCGCACACCAGCCACTCTCCTGGTAGCACGCTCCCCCCGATCAGAAGTGTTCCGGACCCCGACGGTTCACCTCTCGTCGGAGGATTCTCGCGCAGCACGCCGATGTGTTTCACTCCCGGCGCCCACTGGATGGCATCGTACATCTTGCCGTCTTCCTTGTGTCGTACCTTCATCTTGGCCTCCTCCTGTTCTGCTTCCGGATATCGGCTATCTGCGCGCGCATCTCTCGATGCTCGTCCAGCACTAGCTCCATTAGGCGCATGAGGTCGTCTCGTTCCAACGAGTCAACCGGGACTCCGTCGTGCTTCATGCTCGGCACCATCGGGTATCTGCAGCGCAAGTCAGCGACGAGGTCTATCAATCTCTGATCGTATTCAGGCATCGAACTGCCTCCCAACCAGGAGTTCCTTGTACCACTCCGGAAGTCCGGCCGTCACTCCCCGAGATAGTCGCTTCTTCCACGCCCATTTGAATAGTGCTTCCTTGATATCGTCCTCGCACTCCGCGAGCACGTCCTGGTTGACCTCCTTAAGGAGATGCCCGATGTCCTTCGGTGAATCCGTCAGCTCTCCGCGATCTCGAAGGTGCTGGACTGCCTTCTCCCAACGAGACTGCGTCCGGTACGCCGCGACGAGGTCTTCGAGAATATCTCCACCCGTCGGGTTGCTAAGCCGCCAGTCCTTCTTGTGGACTTCCTTGAACTTCTCGGAGACGTGCTTGCCCATGAGAGTCTTTCCGTCGACTCCGAAGTGACCGTACGCCTTCAAGACCACGCCTTCTATCGTCTGCCCACCGAGAACGGAGACGGTCTCCAGCATCGCGAGCAGCTGCTCCTTGCTCTCGACCCTGCCCTGGAATAGTACCGGAACGCACTCCAGTCTAAGACGTCCCGCGATGAGTGCCTTCTCCTCCGGTAAGACGCAGTCCTCCTCGCCCTTGTCGACCTCGAAGATGATGACGTTGCCGGTCGGGACGCGGTCATATGCGAGCGCGTTGTGCTTTGGCTTGCAGAGGACCTCGCCACGGTACGTCCATCCTGGCTCCAGGAGTCCATCCTTGTTGAGCAGATTGACGGTCTCGACGGCAGATGCGAACATCTTCGGAGGAGCGTTCGGTTCTATCTGCGCGCCCTTGCTTCTGCAGTGTAGTGCATAGTTGCCGTCCACGCACCATGAGAACTGACTTCCGTCGACCTTTTCTTCACAGACGACGTCTCCATCGAGAAGCGTCTCCACGGCCTTGTGCCCGAGGTTGTAAATCTTTCCGTAGCTATGCATCTTCGTACTCCCCTCCGAACACTACCTCTATTGCGCGCTTCGTCGAATCCATCAGATCCTGCAGACATTGTCGCATGTCGTCCGGAACGGCACCGTCTTCTAAGACAGCGCACGTAGCCATCTCAACCAGGCCGCACTCCTCTAGTAGGTCTTCCAACGCGGATCGTTCTTCGCTCGTCATGTGGTCTCCTTCCTCTTGTATTCCGTCTCGTAGAACCCACTCCCTTCAAACATCACTCCACACCCGGTACCGGCCAGCATCTCACTCACGCCGTGAAACTCGTCCTGCTCGTGCTGGTACCATCTGTATGTATACGTCGGCACTAGACGCGTACCTCCGCCCAGACGTCCCTCGATGTTCTCACGTCCACGGTCGCCTTCATCGCTGAGTGCGGTGCTGCCATCCTGGTGACGGCGTCCCAGTAGAAGCTGAACTTTCCGTCGGCAGACTCGTGCAGCCATGGCTTGACCCATATCGCCTTCTCGGAGACGTCGTTCGTTAGAAATGAATCCACGCCGATACCGTTGCATCTCTTCTCTGCTTCCTTGACGACGTCCAACCATCTGTCATAAGGATGCAGACACGGTCCAGCACGACCGGTGTCCTTCCACGCGAGAAGAATGATCGTTGGGTCATCGTACTGCGTGAACTCCGCGAGGAACGGTGCGAGCTCTCGTATCGGTCGGAGACCGAGAACGTAGTGCAGCGTTGGATTTGGTACCATATGCAACTTCGCTAATTCAGCCCACTCCCTCGCCGTGCCGACGTCGTTCGTCGAGAAGGCGACCGCACCGCAGTTCTCCTTGATCGCGTCGAGGTGATTCAACACGCCGGCAGCGTCCTGCGTAGAGAAGTTCGGCACTATGCCGTATTGTCTCGCCGTATGGAGTATCTCAGCGAAATCTGGATGTGTCGTCGGCTCTCCACCACCGATAGCGACCTCGAATACGCCGAGAGTAGACGCTGTAAACAACGCGTCATTGACGTCAGACGTTTCCGCGTGATCTCCATCGTGCTTGCTATCTTGGTAGCAGTGTGCGCAGTTGGCAACGCATCTATCCGTTATCTTGAGGTCCATGAGGTCTGGGAATGCCCCGCTCGTCGGCTTCGTTCCGTCAGGCAACGGCATGCGTATCTTCTTACCGCTCTTACGGTCAAACGTCGTAAGAAACCCGGACGGATCCATCTTGAAGACGACGTCCTCAGATCCGCGATACCTGTCTAATTCCCACGGGACGGTGACGCAGTCGTGCCCCTTTGACCATTCGGGTATCTCATACTCGTAGGAGTTGTCGTTGCCGCCGATGATGTGAACGGCGTTATCGTCGACGACGTTCTTCCGTATCCATCCCCAGAGAAGGTCCTGAGACTGATCGTCCAGCCTTGGTTTCGGGAACGTTGGAGAGGATTGATGGTCGATGTACCCTTCGGACATGTCTTCTCCGACCGGGAAGTGTTTCTCGGCCATCGCCTCAGCATCGTCGACGCATAGCCCGACGCTTGCGTAAAAGTCCTTCACGGCGACGTGAAAGTACCTACGCTTTTCAGCGGGCGTCCGCTGGTGAAACCATTCCCATCCGAATTCGCTCTCTTCTGAGAAGCCGCACTCTGAGATGTCCCTCTTCGGCACGATGATGGAATGCGACGAGCTGCTGTTCGTAGCGAACCCGTAACGGACGTTTGCGATTTTCACTTCAGCACCTCACTTAGATAGGCTCTAGGCGGAAGTTTTCCATCTCCGACGTAATCTCTCGTACAGGTCTCATATTTTCCTCTCCTCATCCTCGTTCAGCAACCTGCAGATGCGGCGGGCCATACGCTCGTAGTAGCTGCTTGCCACCAGTTTATGGGGGTGCGTTCGGTACACGCGCCAGATAGTATTCCAGCCTGTGCCGAATTCCACGTAGTACGCCTTCCGCTTCGCCATTACTCCCCCGCCCTCTTGCTCATCGGATTCGCTGCGAAGTGCTCGGCCAGGTCGGCGGCAGCCTTCCGACCTTCCTTGTGCTTGATCCAGTCGTCTATGTTCTGCCCCGTGGCCTGCAGGCAGATGAACGTCTGGCTACAGCTACCGCACTTGGGGTCGCGGAAAAGGTCGCGGCCTTTCCGACAGACAATGCGGCCCCAGTCAACGGAGTCTAGCTCCATCACGTCCTCCTCTAGGCAGCCGGTCGTTCCACAAAATACTCACACCATCTGCCCTTGCGGACCTCGCTACGATCCTGGTACTTCCACACCCCGTTGTCCCCGTCGTGGCAGTCCTTGGGGGCTCCGAGGCACATACCGCGAGGACCGCAGTGCGTGCAGACGCGGCAATCAAAGGCGGCTACTCGCATCTGGTACCGCTCCTCTGATGTCGCACCCGCCGGTTCACCACAACAGAGACAGTAGAGTGGCTCGAAACACTTGGGGCATTTCGGCGTCTCCATCACGTCCTCCTCTCGGCCAGCACGCCTCTCCGTGACTTGGCGCGTATGTATGCAAATGGGCAGTCGGGGCAGCCTACGCTTCCTTCGTCGCATGTAGCTGCTTCCGCCTGAGTGTGTCCGTTGCTTAGAGCGCATTGGACACACTTCCTCCTGCATTTCTCCAACGTCCATATCCAGGCTATGTGCTTCATCACGTCCTCCTCTCGGCCGTGATCGTAATCGGTCCCTTGCGGAGAGGGCAATCTGATGGCGCTGTCGCGGTCATACCCCACACGGGGTCTCCACTCCCCCACGTGAGTTCGCATTTCTTCCCCTCGGCCGTACAGTAGGAGCCATTCCACCGCACCTTGCACCGGTCGGCACGATGCCAGATGTCAACCGTGATCTCCATCATGTCCTCCCTTCCAAGTGCATCCATGCGTAGGCTCTCGCAGTGAGAATCCTTCTATACTTCCCCACAAGAGCCCACGTATCGACGCGCTCAGGCCGGGCGGTACTCGACCGGTCCCGGACATTCTCCAGAATCCTTGCAATCGCAGCTTCCGCACCCCTCCGCGGTGCTATCGATCAGCTTCCCGCGGTTGCTGAAAACGGGGTTGAACAACGTCTCGCCGAGGTCATCGGCTTCTAGCCCTTTTGCATTAGTCGGGCACGTGAACAGCGCCGGCCACTTCTTGTTCATCTTGCCCATATCTCTACACCTCCCACGGCCAACCGTATGCCCAGTATGTGCCCCCATAGCACATATCGTACGTCTCATGCCCCTTCTCGCCGCACACCTTACACTGACGGAGTTCGCCGAGCCAGCGAGATTGGCGCGTGTGCTTCCAGGCATGAATGCCTAGCCAACACAGCAGTCTATGCGGCACTCAGCACCTCCCTTTCTTCCCGGCCACCGCATATCGACGCGCTCAGGCTTGCTGCCCCTTCACGAGCTTATCCACCGCGGCAAACTGATCACCAAGCGTCTCCCATGTTTCGTTGAGCAGTCGAGCCTTGCCTGCTTCCATGCTAGTGGCATCGAACGTGCCGCCTGGTCCCCAGGCGGTAAATACGCCACGCTTGCTAATGCTCTGCTCGACGTGCCCAAT